TTTGGTGGCGGTATCGCACATATCTTAAGGTTCCCCTTCATCACATTCGCTGCCAATGTATTCACCACGTTATTATGGCAAGGAGCCACAATAAGAAGTTTCTTGCCCTCCTGAATAATTGGCTTGAGTATCTGCTCAATATTAAGAATGTTACCTATCTCAATGTCAGCAACCAATACCATAGTGTCCTCAAATACACACTCGTCTTTCTTTTGGTCATTGATAAACAACGGACTTAAATAGCCCCTGTCTATCTTCAACCCCATAGTGGTCTCGGCATAGGTCTCCGATGTCTGTGAACGCTCTACAGTTACAATACCATTCTTTCCAACCTCTTTGTATACCTCAGCTATAATCTTTCCCAACTCCCTGTCATTATTCGCACTAATAGTTGCCACATCAGTTAACATGCTGCCTGAGAGTTTTTTGCTGCGTAAACGCAGGCTCTCCACCACACTTGTTGATAGCTCCAACATACTACGCAAAACCTCAGTCCTGTTATGAGTTGGCTTCATCTCAGAGATACCCATCTCAACCAATGCCTCTGTGAGGACAATAGCGGTCGTTGTACCGTCTCCGGCAGCAGTAGCTGTACGGTCGGCTGCCTCCTTCATCATTTTGACTGCAATGTTCTCTACGGGGTCTAAAAGGTCAACTGCCTTTGCTACAGTTACACCATCTTTTGTGACGGTTATACCATGGGTGTGATTGGGCGACTCAATAACAACAGTATTACCATTAGGACCTAAAGTGCTTTTAACAGCACTTGCAATAGCATTAATACCTTTGATAAGTTTTAGCCTGCCCTCTTCTCCAAAACGTAAGTCTTTTGGTGAGTATCCTATTTCCATTTGATTTAATTTTCACAAACTTAGATAATATTTGCGACATAAAAAAACCATCCCGAAGGATGGCTTTCTTAATGATTTAAGCAATAGCAATACCTGATACTGCAAACGGAAGACCATCAACTTGATACGACACATTTGTCCATGATGTAGCCAATGCATTTACAAGAGCATCTTGAATAGCATCACGCATACTCTCATCACCTGCAGGAGCTGCAGCATGAGTGATTGTCACAACATCAGTTGCTGTACTTGACTTGTAGTGCAAGTGAACAGTTGTTGTTGAATTTTGCTCAATTAAAACAATGTCTGTTGCAGATACCAATTGATACTGCTCACTTGCTACAGGGATACTTAAAAACTTTTCCATTTTAAAAAATTTAATGGGTTAAATAATACCACAAAGATATTAAAATAAAAATGATAAAAATGACAACTTCTTCTTTCCCTATATATATATATATATTACCTCCTTTTATTATTTATTTCCCATTAGAAAGTAAAGAAATAATTGACATAATCTATCAGTAAATTGATTATCAATAAGTTATAAAAAGAAAATCGACATAAAATCTATCATTAACTACCCGATTATTAGGTAGTATAAATAAAAATGCCCCGTGTAGAAACACAGGGCAAAAAATCAAACCGTAAAATTAGTCCATATCCATGCCCTTCATCTTCTCAATCATCTCGGCTTTTTGCATACCAAGAGATACCGCCTCAGAATACATTTGAATTTTTTCAGCCTTCTTTAATTCCTTTTTAATCTGAGCAGCCTGTTGGATACCCGTCATGCTATTTGGTCTATTGTTTATCAAACGACCATTCTTAACAGTCAAATCATTGTATTGCATACTATATAGTTTGGTATAAAGGTACGTATAAATTTTATTTAGACAATAGTAGTGTGGGGGCTACATAGCGGTTCTGCGAGCCGAGCCGTCAGGCGGAAACGACCTTTTTTGAAGGGGGTGGGGGTCCGAATTCGCTCAGCCCTCAGCAATTTTTTGACTTTTCCATCATTGAACGGGACCGCCCCGCCCCCGTTTCGTATCAATGTGACCCGCCCCCTAACTAAAGTTTTACTTTAGGTAACCCCCATAACCCGTTGATTATCATTGAGTGTCTTCAAAGACACAATTCAAAGTGAAAGGGCAAAGCGAAAGGGCTCAGCCCCCGTCCTATTCGTCTGCTCCCATACATTCTACGTTAATCAACCCGCTGTAAAGCCCTTCATTTACGCTGAAATGAAAAAAATATTGCCTATTTAAAAAAATACTTGCATAAATATTTGGAATTGTCAGAAAAATAAACATATATTGCACTCAAATTAATCAATCACTAAACAAAAAATCTACATTATGAGCAATTTATTAGCAATTGAATCAGCCTTTCTCAGACAGACAGACGTAGCGTCTGCATTGAATCTGAGCGAAATTAGAAGTATTCAACGTACCATTCAAAATGGTCAGAAGAAGAAGTTCGAGCAATCTCTTGCCTTGTCTCAACATGTCCGCAAAGCTTTTGAGTGGTTTAATTCAGAAGGTGGAAAGGCTAAATTAAGAGAAGAGGGTATCACATGGACGACTGAGCAATTCGGTCAAAAAGTTTTCGGGTGGCAAAAATCGTTTTTTTACAAATTGGTAAAGGTGGCGAATGTATCTGCTGAGGTGGTGGAAACATTTAAGACAAAATGCGATGAGGTGGAAAGGAGCGGTGACGAACCAAATAGGTCGGTCGAAGGGTTATTGAAATTCGCAAAGGCAAGTGAAGAGACCGCCTCTGAAGGTGGCGAGGGCGAAGAAGGGGCTGAGGTGGAAACCCGCTCAACTACAATTTTCACGTTGACCTTCAAGCATCCTGATGGGAATATTTCAGTGCGAATAGACGATGCAGGGCAAATTAAAACTACCAATACGGGTGAGCAAATAAGAGGGGCAATCAACTTTTTGCTTGATGCAATTGCTCCGCAATAGGTTTACTGACGAGGGCTGAATGCCCGAAACAAGTGTCTTCAAAGACACTTGTATAAACCAAAAAAAATCACTTTTATGCAAGACAAAGGAATTCAGTACACGTTAACGGGCGAAACCTCAAGGGGTCGGGTGGCATCTTACCACCATAAGCCCTCACCTAACCACCTCGGACGTGGTGCAAAGAGCTCAGACATTGTGAACCTTAAGAAGGCTCAAAGGGGTAACCTAATCGAATCTTTCGGTGACTATCGTTCTAAGTTCACCATCGGTTTCGAGGTCGAGAAAAACTCACTGCACCGAGGTGCAGTTAAGGAGTATGAACTTTTCTGCGGGTTCGAAAATGATGGGTCATGTGGATATGAGGCTGTGACTCACATTCTACCTTTGCTCCCTCAGAGCACATGGCGGACTAAGGTTTTCGACCTAATGCACAAAGCTGAGAAGATTATCGATGACCGCTACAGCCCTTCTGATAAGCGTTGCGGGGGTCATATCACCATCGCTGTTGATGGGCTCAGTGGTGATGACCTCAGAAAGGCTGTGAGGGGCAATTGCGGGGTTATTTTAGCCTTATTTCGTAAAAGGTTAGGCAACAGCTATTGCGGTTACAACAAGCGTCTGCAGGGCTACAATGAGACCACCAATTGGCACACTAAGTATCAAACAGCCCTTGTAAAGGGTGGGTGTCTTGAATTCCGCTTGCCGTCTCGTTTTGAGAGTGTAAAGCAGATGATGAGACGTTACGAGCTATTTCATGAGCTTGTTGATTTCAGTATTAACAAGCCCAATGGCTCGCACGAAACGTTTTTGAAGAGCATCACCCCTATCCTTCTATCAATGTACAATGGTGAGGTTGAGAAGGTGGATGAGGTTCTGAAATTGGCAAGGCACTTCAGGAAATACATACTGAAGGGTGAATACCATCAAGACATCAACCCCTTTCTTTAGGGGGGGTGTCTTTGAAGACACAATTACACAGCCCTTCGGGGCTGTGTAACCGTCCAAGGGTAATTGCCCTTGCTGATGAGCTCATAAGAGCGAAACGGAATTACACACAGAGCGTGTGACCCCCATCGGAAACCAAAAAATCAAATCACTATGTTTTTAGCAATTATTTTCTTTTCATTCGTCTTATCTTTTTTTGTAACCAATTCTATTTTACCCAAAAAAAACAAATTAGTATGAAAAATTCAAATTCACTGAACGTCTTTTACTTAATCATCATCCTTTGTCTGTTCATCTTTGGTCTTACCTTGTCATCATGTGCTACCCAAGGATATGGCTGTAAGGGTCGGGAATCATGGGGCGGTATGGTAAAGCGAATCAATCGAGGTTAACTGATGAGTTCTGAATGAACGAAACCCCCTTCGGGGGGTCTTAACCAAATCAAATCACATGCGGAAAATCACACGTGAAATTGCCTTTGCCTTCGAGCATGGCATCACACAAAAAATTGACAACAGCAGAACGGATGGACGTTCGCTGTGGCTGTTCGACAACAAGATAGCTGAGAATAGAGCTGATGGGCTATGGGTCACCAATGCGGGGTGGGAAAGTAAAACTACCAAGGAAAGGTTAAACGGGCTCAGAGGGGTGCGAATCCAACAAGTGAGGGGGCAATGGTATCTCAATGGACGTGCGTGGAATGGTGAGTGGGTTAATGTTGCTGACTTCGATGGTGCGGTGGAGAATGTATCGAACGAGGTGGAGTTTGATGTAACGAGTAGATTGACGGGGAATTTTGATACCCCAAATTACTCAGTGTTCCATACCCACAATGAGAGTGCGTTGGAAGGGGTTGAAGAGGTGTTGAACAGGGAAGGGATACCCAACAGGAGAATGGAATCGGACACAGCGGGTGAGTGGAAACCAAATTACTTTATAGTTGTTCGCCCCGAGGACGTAAGTAAGGCGGTGAATGTTTTATCTGAGATGTATTGCATTGCATAATATTTTTAAACCAAATAAATCAAATCAAAATGACAATTAAAGACGGGTTCGTATGGTTAGAAGTAACCGACAAAGCAAAGGAAGTATTCGCAAGCGGGTTGTTCGATGTTTACAAGCTACATGATGACGGGAGTGAAAGCTTATGTCAAAGCTATGCTGACATCAATGATGCCCTTGAGTGGGGTCTTGAGTTGGCAATCGAGGTGGGAAGGTTAACTGATGAGCTGTAGTTCAGCGAAACGGAATCACACGGGAAACCGTGTGAACCCCGTCTTAACCAAATCAAATCACAATGGAATCAAATCACTTATTCAAGGTGTATTATGACAAAGAGTTGGTCTGTCTAATCGTTGCCCATACCAAGTGGGAGGCGGTCGAGAAGGCTTACTACAAGTACTTATACCTTCATCCAAATCTGAATCGGAGTAGGTTCAGTGCCAAAAAATAAATTTGGTAGTGTTCAATTATTGTATTATCTTCGTGCATTATCAGTTCATTAATCGAGTTCTGTGTCTTCAAAGACACTGCTCACAAATCAAATCAAATGTGTGTAATTATTATCAAGCAGAAGGGTAAACTGCTACCCAAGGAGGTCGCCAAGACCTCAGGCAGAATCAATCCACATGGGTTGGGAATTATTTGGTTGGATACCTTTGAGGTTACCTATCACAAATCATCTCAGCACGCAGTGTTGGATACAGAGCGTCCGTTCATTGCTCACTTTCGCTATGCTACAATCGGTGCAATTGGTAAAGAGAATACCCACCCCTTCAGATGCGGTGCGAATCGCAATGAGTGGCTCATGATGAACGGCACAATCTTCGGGTTGGGGGATGCCAAGAAGAGTGACTCAAGGGTGCTTGCTGAGTCATTGGGTAAAGTGCCAAGACACAAGTGGAAGAAGGAGTTGGAGAAGCATAATAGTAGGTTCGTGACAATCAATACACGCAATCGGACGTATCAGATATACAACAAAGAGTTGTGGACACAGCGTGATGGTGTTTGGTATAGCAAGAATAATGTTCTTGAGGATAATTTGGTTGCGGTGTATGGTACCCTTAAGAAGGGATACAGCAATTACAATCGGTTCTTGACCTCATCTAAGCATGTTGGCAAAGGTAAGACGCAAGACAATTACCCGCTTATCATTAGCGGGTTGCCTTACCTCCTCGATATGAAGGGTATCGGGCACAATGTTGAGGTTGATGTGTTTAAGGTTACTGATGACAAGGTAAATGAGTTGGATGCCCTTGAGGGTCACCCTCATTGGTATTGTAGAAAGCAGATACCTATCAAGATGAAAGACGGAAGGGTGTTGACGTGTTGGATATACTTTAATCTTGCCGAGAAGTACAGAGGGCAAGAGGTTCACGAGAGTTATAGTCAGACGTTCAGCTTTATCAAGGAGGCTGAGACTAAGAAGTGGTGGGAGGAAGACCAAGAGGAGGTGTTGGAGGCTGAGAGAATTATTGGTAGGCAGTTGTATCTTGACGAGTTTATTGACGATGACAATGACTTTGATGTGAAAAATGAGAAGCCCGTCTGTATAAATTGTTTTCATGACCTTGTTCATGATGGGTTCTGTAACTACCATTGCAGTGGATGTAATGATTGGTTCGCAGAGCACGAAGTATTGAGTTATGGTGCATAGTGATTGGTTTACTACCCCCGATGTGTCTACATTGGGGTTTTACACGGGGTGCAGAATGGTCTGTCAAGTGAAGGGTTCGATTCCCTCCCCGTGTGCTCATCAAATTAAAATTAAATAACAAAAGCAAAAAAATCGGTGTAAAAAGTATTCAGTAACTTAGTAATCCGTGTCTTCAAAGACACTCATTGTAAACTTAAACGTAAACGTATGTTATCAGAACACGAAAGGCTTATGCTACTACAAGGGACAATTGACAGAATCCTATACCTATCCGACAAGGATAGGGAAGAATTCCTCAGATACCTCGATGCCCTTTATACCATCTACCCTATACCCAAGAAGGTGAAGTATGGTGTAGATATTTTCACCGAGGAGTAATCCTCAGACTGCGATGGTCGTAGTTCGGGTTCGACTCCCGATGCAGTCCTCATCAAATCAAATCAAAATGCAAGTATTCAGAATCAACACAACAGCCTACGAAGAAGAAGATTTCTATCTATTGACCGACCTCACGGAGCAAGACATCGTTGAGGTAATCAATCCACTTGTAATGCAAGAGCGTGACGGGTACGAAGAGTATGACAATGACATACTTTTGAATGCCTTGAAGAAACGTTTCCACAAGGCAAAAATATTTATGTTCACAGACTTTGAAACATTAACTTTTTAAATCAAATTAACATGGACAAACAAATCTATGAGTTCAAGGCAGTTGAATCCCTATCCCTCGGGAATTCATACGGCACTATCAAAGAGGAAGGTAATATACAATTGAGCGTATCAGTGGGCATCAATCATTCTGAATATGGGTGGTTCGAGGTGTATGACGATAAGACGGGAGGTGAAGATTGGTATGCTGAAGGTGGTCTATGGTTCAAGGACAAGGAGTTGGTCGACTACGATGGGGTCTTTGCCTTACCAACGTGCGTGCTTGACAAGTTGGAGGAGATAGGTATTAATGTAAAAAATATGAGATAACTATGACACGACTAATCAATAACCCCAAGTTACCAAGTATCATCGAACAGATGAAACAGATGGACATCAGCACATACGACCTATTTAAAATCATAATGGAGTTGGATGAAGGCAAGCAAATATTGTCTATGTTACTTGACGAATACCCAAATCATGAAGAGCTTAATTGAAATATTCATAATAATTTTTATCATCATACCAATAAACATTTGCTACGCAGTAGTAGATGAAATCTATTGGTTCTTTAAACGGCTCAAGAAATGATACACGAATTCAAAACATCAATACCCGTCCATACTCCTCACGGGGAGGGACGGGCTATTCTTATCATTGACTATGGAGTAGATGCCAATTCGGTGTGGATGGTAAGACTATCGGGTGGACATATCAAACACTATTATTCAGACGACATCAGAGTCTACGACAACCCGATGAACGGGAGTGGTTGGGACACTGACATACCTACAAATTGGAAGCAATGAAAGAATTATTTTTTAAGGTAGCCATATCACTCATACTATGGGGGGTATTAATTTGGCTAATATATATTCAGTTGTAAATTAAATGTACTATCTTTGTACGAAATTAAATCAAATTAACATGGAGAAAACAGAACTTATCGTCCCTTCTATGAGCGGGATAGAATCAAAAGAAGAGTTTATTAACACGGGCAGAATCGTCCCAAGAAGCGTATTTGAACATCAATATCCAAAAGAGAATCTACATGTAGATACCACTGATGTCGTGGTTTATGCGGGAGGTAACTACATTGAAATGCTTAAGACAAAAGGGTTTCTTCTTGCTAATCAAGTGTACGTTAAACTTGAGTTGGCAGAGGACGTATTGTGGGAAAGTACTTATTAAAAAAATGTGACGAGTATTGAACATATTAACTATATTCGTACACGCTAAATAAAATTAAATGAAGCAAGATATTTTTAATCAGTATACAGATAGGGTTATTGACTTATTTAGAATAAGCAAGGAGGAGTTGTTCTCTAAGTCTAAGAAGAGGGAGATAGTTGATGCAAGGCATTTGTTATATTACCTCTGCCATAAAAGACCTATGACCATAACGTACATACAAAAGTATATGAACGATAATGGGTACGAGATACAGCACTCATCAGTTATACACGGAATCAATAGCGTATCATTTAGGGTCAAGGATGACGCAGACTATATGCAAATTGTTAAAGAAATGGACAAGGCAGTTTTTATTTAATCAAAATCAAATACAATGGAATCAGTTTACGGAAAGCTATCAGCCATCAGTGTCAAGGAAAAAATCGAACGCAAGGGTAATCTTGACTACCTATCTTGGGCAAATGCTTGGGCTATGCTTAAGACCATCTACCCCGATGCACAACGCAAGGTGTACGAGAGCGACCACACGGGACTTAATTACTTTACCGATGGTGTTACTGCCTATGTAAAAGTTGGGATTGTGGTTAATGACATCGAGCACATTGACTACCTACCCGTTATGGACTTCAAGAACAATTCAATTCCTATCAGCAAGGTAACTTCGACAGATATAACCAAATCAATTCAGCGTAGCACAGCCAAGGCTATTGCTATGCACGGATTGGGACTCAGTCTGTGGACGGGAGAGGACGTTCCCGAAATTGTAAGCGAACCCGCTCCGCCACCTCAGTTGACCGAACTTAAGAAGGGTACTGAGGCATGGGACAGAGTTGTTGCATACATACAAGGCAACAAGGCACTCGGCATTGATAAGATTGGTCAGCAGTTGAGTACCAAGTATAAGATGAGCCCCGCAGTTAAGAAGGATATTGTTAACCTTGTAAACGGATAATATGCACGACATAATAAATGCACTCAAAGATGACAACGAGTACTACAATGGGATGGGTAAGTACTACCTATCCAATTCAGATATTGGTGCACTACTCACCAACCCTAAGAATTTTCGGGCACACAGAGAAGACAATAAAAGTTTTGCTGAGGGAAGGCTATTCCATCAGCTACTCATTGAACCCGAAAAAGCAGAGTTCGTCCCACACGTAGACGTGAGCACACGTACAACGAAAGAGTATAAGAAGTTTGTGGAGGACAATAGCCTTAGCTTCTGCCTACTAACAAAGGAAGTGGAGGAAATCACAAACCTCGTGTCTGTTATGAAGGGTAACATATTGTTCTATGACGAGATATACAGACCCAATAACAAGTACGAGCAACCTATGATAGCAGACATCAAGGGGTTGGATTGGAAAGGCAAGGCAGACATAGTAACAGATGATAGTATCATTGACCTTAAGACCACGTCAGATATAAACAAATTCAAGTGGTCAGCGAAGGCTTATAACTATGACTCTCAGTGTTACATATATCAGCAGTTGTTTGGCAAACCATTAGTGTTCTATGTGATTGACAAGGGAACCGCTCAGCTTGGAATATTCAGACCATCAGAAAACTTCATTAAGGGTGGCGAGTTGAAGGTTGAGAAAGCCATGGAGGTATACTTCAAATACTTTGGCAATGCACCGACAGATGATATAGCAAACTATTATATTGACGAGACACTTGATTAGTGTCTTTGAAGACACCTATTTTCTTAATAACAAAAACAAAGTACAATGGCAGAACAAAAAGAAAAGACCTTTGCGGATGGATTCGTATTCAAAAGAAGAGAAGACGCACCGGACTTCGTAGTCGGAAGAGTATCCGTTAAGGTGGACGAGGCAATTGCCTTCCTTAGAAACCATCAGAAGAACGGATGGGTAAACTTAGACGTCAAGACTGCACGTAGCGGTAACTACTACATGGAGCTTGATACCTTTGAGCCAAAAGGTAAGGGAGAGCCTAAGCCAATGGTAAAAGAACCTGAAGAAAATCTTCCGTTTTAATCCTTATCCTATACCAATTACAAAGGGGGGACTTTCCCCCCTTTTTTTTATGACAGAAATGACAAATTAATACTCCCTATACTCTATATATATATTTTATATATTATTATTTTTCTATAGAATATAGATTAGAAAAAAAATCGACATAATCGACAGCAGTTTAATAATCAATAACTTAGGTGACATAAAATCGACACATAAATGACATATCAAATAACAATCTTTCAAAACATAAAGGAGACAGAGACCCCCTTCTTTAGAGATGTTCGTGTTATCCTTGAGCGTATCAAGGACGGGGCTACCAAGGAGCTTGTAAAGAAGATTAGGTTAGAGAAGAGGAAGCCCGAGAGGAATGAACTTAAGAAGCAGTTGCCCGCAATATGTTTCAGTGGTAAGTTCAATAAGAGAACAGACTCAGCAATCACCGAGCACAGTGGACTGATTTGCTTAGACTTTGATGGGTATGTAAAGCAGAAGGAACTACTTCAAGACAAGGAGAACCTAAGCAAGAATAAGTATGTGTACTCCGTCTTTATATCACCATCGGGGAACGGACTGAAGGTGTTGGTTAAGATACCCGCAGATGTAGACAACCACGTAAACTACTTTAATAGCTTAGAGAAGTACTTTAATTCGCCTTATTTCGATAAGACGAGCAAGAACCTTAGCCGAGTGTGTTACGAGTCCTATGACCCTCTAATTCACTTTAATGAGAACTCGTCTATTTGGGACATCATTGAGGAGGCTGAGTATACAGAGGTGAACAAAGCTAAAGACCAAGCTACTATACCAATCACAGACGAGAATAAGATAGTTGAGATACTTGTAAAGTGGTGGCAGAAGAAGTACCCGATGGCTGAGGGACAGCGAAATCACAATGCCTACATTCTCGCTATGGCTTTTAATGACTTTGGAATAAACAAGAGCCTTGCCTCCTACGTACTAAATCAATTCGCTACTGAGGATTTTAGCATAAGAGAGATTCAGACCACGATTGATTCAGCGTACAAGCATACGGCTAATTTTGGAACGAAGTACTATGAGGACGAGGAGAGAGTAAACCAAATCAAAGCAAAGCTAAGAAGAGGTGTATCAAAAAAAGAGATTCGCTACCAATTGCAAGACTCCAATTTGGATAGCGATACTATCGAAGCTGTTTTGTCTAAGGTTGAGGAGGAAAATGCTAAACAAACCTTTTGGACTAAGAACGATAAAGGAGTCATAAGGGTGATGCACATTCAGTTCAAGCAGTTCTTAGAGGATAGTGGGTTCTACAAGTACTGCCCTGAAGGTGGGAAGAACTATGTATTTGTCAAAGTGACAAATAATTTAATCGACCACACATCAGAGAAGGAGATAAAAGACTATGTACTTAGTCACCTACTTGAGTTGGACGACATCGGAGTATATAACTACTTTGCTGACAATACACGATTCTTTAAGGAGGAGTTCTTGTCAATGCTATCAACGATTGACATATACTTTATTGAGGACACAAAAGATTCAGCATACTTATACTATAAGAATTGTGCAGTTAAGATTGTCAAGGATGAGATAATACCGATAGACTACTTGGACTTGGGAGGATACGTTTGGAAAGACCACGTTATAGATAGGAACTTTACAATGTGTGATGTCACTGACGGATGCGACTTTAAGAAGTTTGTGAGAAACATTTGTAATGATGACGATGGTAGAGTTAAAGCAATGGAGAGCACTCTTGGATTTCTTCAGCACGGGTACAAGAACTTGTCGTTCTGTCCTGCGGTCATCCTTAATGACGAAGTCATAAGCGACAACCCTGAAGGTGGAACGGGAAAGGGATTGCTCATGAACGCACTGAGCAAGATGAAGAAGTTGGTTACCATTGATGGTAAATCATTTACGTTTGAGCGTAGCTTTGCTTATCAGTTGGTGTCAGCAGATACACAGATACTATGCTTTGATGACGTAAAGAAACACTTCGACTTCGAGCGTCTCTTCAGCGTAGTGACCGAAGGTCTTACGCTCGAGAAGAAGAACAAGGATGCTATTAAGATACCATTCAGCAAGTCTCCTAAGATTGCTATCACTACGAACTATGCCATCAAAGGCTCAGGCAATTCATTTGCTCGTAGGAAGTGGGAGTTAGAGTTGCATCAGTACTATACAAAAGCGTTCACCCCGTTGGACGAGTTCGGTAAGTTGATGTTTGGAGATTGGTCAGACGATGATTGGTGTGAGTTTGATAACTACATGATAGGTTGCCTTAAGTCGTACTTGAGAACAGGTCTTGTAAAGAGTAAATTTGTGAACCTTAAGATTCGTCAGCTATCAGCAGAGACATGCCACGACTTTATAGAATGGTGTGGATTAGTTGATGGTCAGCCAAGGAATACAAGCCTTGAGGTTGGAGTAAGACTATACAAACAAGATTTGTATTTCGATTTCATCAGCGAGTATCCCGACTACGGACCAAAAGCTAAGATGACTATAAGCAGAACACGATTCTACAAGTGGTTAATATCTTACGGACTATTCAAAGAGGGAACGATTCCCGAAGAAGGAAGAGACCTACAAGGAAGGTGGATAATTATTCATAAAAAGAAAGAGGATGAATCTAATTGAGCGGATACCGGGGTATAGTAATAGCGAGATGGTTGACTACTGCGAGACCTTAAAGAAGATTATACTAACTACTAAGGAGGTCAAGGTGGGAAGAGGTAAAGCTATTGAGACAATAAAAGTATCCAAGTATGGAAACGACCCCGAAGTTGTACAAAAAATAATAGATAGTTGCGAATATTATAAATCAGTAAAGATGGAGTTCAGAGATTATCAGATTGATATTATAAATAGAGGTAAAAGTTTACTATTAGAAAACAAATTCCTCTACCTTGCTATGGAGGTGCGGACAGGTAAAACGCTAACAAGCCTTGGAATAGCAGACAAGTTGGGGGTGGAGCAAATACTATTTGTAACAAAGAAGAAAGCTATCGGCTCAATTACAAATGACTTTGATTTGCTTAAGCCATCTTTTTCTATTTGTGTTATAAACTATGAAAGCCTACATACTATTGACCCCGACTTGCATTGGGACTTGATTGTAGTTGATGAGGCTCATAGCTTAGGTGCATTTGCCAAGCCGAGCTCAAGAGCAGAGCAGATTAAACTACTTATTGAGAAACACAACCCGTATGTTATACTTATGTCAGGCACCCCAACCCCTGAGTCATACTCTCAGATGTATCATCAAGTGTATGGCATAAAGAACAACCCATTCAGAGAGTTCAGAAACTTTTACAAGTTTGCTGAGAAGCACGTAAAGGTTAAGCAAAAGAAGATAAACGGGTTGTACATGAACGACTATAGCAATGGGCTAAACAGTATAATGGATGCAATGAAGCCATATATTATAAACTATAGCCAAGCTGAAGCGGGATTTGTTACTCAAGTTACTGAAGAGATTCTTGAAGTAGAGTTAAAGCCGAGTACCATTCAGCTTATAAATAAATTAAAGAAAGATTTAGTTGTTGAAGGGAAAGAAGAGGTGATACTTGCAGATACACCCGCAAAATTAATGATGAAAGTTCATCAATTGTGCTCAGGAACAATTAAATTTGAAAGCGGAAATTCAATGGTGCTTGATAAAAGCAAGGCTGAATTTATTAAAGAACATTTTAGTGGGTGTAAGATTGGAATATTTTATAAGTTTAAGGAAGAACTTTCTGCGTTGCAATCAGTATTTGGAGATGAGTTAACAACACAGCTAAGTGTCTTTGAAGACACTGACAAGTCGATAGCATTGCAGATTGTGAGCGGAAGGGAAGGAATCAGTCTCAGGCAAGCTGACTACTTGGTGTACTACAACATTGATTTCAGTGCTACAAGCTATTGGCAGAGCAAGGATAGGATGACAACAAAAGAGAGAGCGTTCAACCACGTGTATTGGGTGTTTAGTAAGGACGGTATTGAACACGACATTTACAAAGCAGTAACAAAGAAAATGGACTATACATTATCACACTTTAAAAAAGATTTTTATGATTAGATGTGCGTGCATAAATGATAAAGACAGACCCAATGATATACCAAAAGGTAAATGGGTAAAGAAGGGTCAGGTTTATACTATTGAGTTTGCTATTGTTGTGTTGCCTCAGAGGGAGTTAGGTCTTCAGTTGGAGGAGATAACACTTGATGAGAGTTGTGCACCATACGAATACTTCTTGGCTCATAGGTTTGCTTTTCTTAAAGACGACCTATATAAGTTACAAGAGTTTATTAAAGTATGTGCAAAGATTAACATGTCCATAAAAGAATTAATGTCACAATCAAATATTTTAAACAATGCCTGATATAACAATGTGTCCGGGTAATGACTGCCCACTAAAAGAAACCTGCTATAGGTATAAAGCCATACCATCAGAGTACTCTCAGTCATACTTTATCGATACCCCATACTATTCAGGGATATGCGAACACTATTGGGAGATAGAGATGTCAAGTAAACAGAGCAAAAAACTTGACAAATTTAAATAACTATGCCACAACAAACAGACCATATTGGTGACACCAACAAAATGGTTACAGCAGTAGAATGGTTATTCATTCAGTTGTATGAGAGATTTGAGATGAAGGGAGATGGTAAAGAGATGAATGATATATTAGAACAAGCCAAAGCAATGGAGAAAGAGCAGATAATAGATGCATTTGATTCAGGAACAAATGATGAAAATAGAATAGGTAGAGAATACTACAACGAAATATATGTCAAATAATGTATTATATATCGGACAAAAACCGAATTAATGTAGCAAATATTACACATAAATATTAAGATATACTTTAAAATTGCATGATTTTTAAGAAAAATTCATGCAGCATTACTACTAAATATGAAAGCAATATTAGAATTTAATTTACCGGATGACCAACAGGAATATGAACTTGCAAATAATGGGTTAAACTTTTGGAGGGTATTATATGAACTTGACAATGAATTAAGGGCTAAAACAAAGTATGCACCTGATGATTTGCCACAAGATAAGTATGATGCCTATCAAGAAATAAGAGATAAGCTTCATGAGTTGATGAGAGAATCCCATGTTGACTTAGATATGGTAGACTAAATATATTTCTAATTCATTAATAAAAACCATTGTTTTAAATAAATTAAACCATAATTGTAAACATATTTCTAATGAAAGATAAAATACTTGAAGCATTAATAGATAAGTACAAGGAAAGGTCTGACAAGGGGCAACTTAAATACGGAACAACCCTTGATAGGAATGACCTTCAGTTATTAGATTGGGTTAACCATGCTCAAGAAGAAGCCATGGACTATTGTCTATATTTAGAAAAAATAAAACAAATGTTAAAACATGAGTAAACTTTATGATTGGGTATTTCATTACAACCACTTTACCGGATTATGGAACGCTATACCAAGAGACAAGTACAATAAGTATTGGGACAATGATGAATTAGATTGTGTATTAAAATCAAAAGACTTTAATACATTAGTTGAAATCATTACAAAAGAAATCAAGATTAAATGACAGAGCAACAGATACAGAGCAGAAGGATAAAAGAACTTGAGGCTCAAGGATATTATGTAATTAAACTTGTTAGAACAAACAAGAATGGTATTCCTGACCTTATCGCAATCCCAAGGGATAGCGATGTGTTGTTTTGCGAAGTTAAAAGACCTGAAGGAAAGTTATCTAAATTACAAGAATACAGAATAAAAGAATTAAATCAACATGGAATTAACACAGAAGTTTACAGAGGAGAGCAACAGTGATATAGATACTTTAAAAAACATAGTAGAGATGGTAATGTCAGTTGGATTGATGGAAACAAATAGGAGAAGATGTGTTGTTGAGGCACGAATGGTGTATGCATATATATTAAGAGAGCTTAATTATTCTCTTAATAGGATTGGTATGTCTCTTAACAAAGACCATACAACAATAATACACTATCTATCTTCAGTAAGAAAACTACTTGAAATAGATGAAGAACTATTAAAAAAGTATCATAAATGTAGAGATATATTTATGGCAGATAGAGACCCAAAATTCATTAGTAAAAAAGAAGATTTAAAAATTGAGGTGTTTAGGTTAAGTAGTAAAATAGAAGTACTAATGATAGAAAATGGGCACCTTCAAAAAGAAATAAAAAAATTAAAAGAAGAATCAAAATTATCAAACAAAAGATTAAATAGAGTATTTAAGTTTATAGATGAGCACACACCAAAAGGACACGAATTTATAATTGAAAGAAAAATAATAAAAATGTTCGATGAATAACAAGGAGAAAGAAAGGGCACACAGAATATCCTTCATGACAGAAGGGTTTCATATATCAATAACTACTATATACGAAAGCTTAGTAGATAGGGAATATGTTGATGCAAAAAAAGATATAATTAATTTGCTTAAAGACTTAAGGCAAGTAATAAAAATAATTGAAGACGATGACTTTTGAAACAGACCAAGACAAGTTAAAGGAAAAGAAAGCAATCGAAACATTCGTAAACGTGTTCAATGGTTCATTTAAAAAGTTGGACCCGCATGATGTAGACTACAAGGTGTTCGATAAGGACGAAAATCTTATATCCTATGTTGAAGTTAAAGGAAGAAACAAAACAATAAGGGATGCATACCCTCTACCAATATCAGTTAAAAAGCTAATTAAACTGATAGATAAAAGATTGGTTCCCGTTATAATATGGGCTTGCGAAGATGGTATAATATACGGGAAGGCAGTTAATCTTGTAGGTCAAATTAAATGGGGAGGCAGACTGACTCGTGAAGATTCTTACAATGATGTAGAGGTGATGGCTTATTACGATAAGCAAAAAGAGTTTAAATATGTAAGATACTTATAGACTACCATCTTGTAGGGGTTGCTCTTTGTCTTCTTCTATTCTCCTATATCTTTGATTCCATAAAGTATTACACAAGGCAACACTTTTTTTAATTACTTCTTCTTCGCTATCGTTCTCCCAAAGTATATGAATGCATTCATGTATTAATATCTCAAGTGCCTTCTTTCCTTTTAATCTTGGGTCAATATAAACAGTACCATCTGAGTCTGCTAAACCCCAAGCTTTTTCTTTACCTAATTTTTTATATTTGACTTTAATCTTCACCCTTTAGTTCCATTAGGTCCATTCGCTCCCAATCACCTGTATCTATCTTAGTTTTGCCCCTTACCTTTGCAAGTGCCCTTCTGTATATCTCTTCTTTCTTCTGCAGTTCAATTAACTTAGCTAACAAGTAGGACTCCTGTTGTTCAAGACTCATTTTTTCCAATTTTTTAGGTATCATTTGTCAATTTTTGAGTGAGACTTTCCGCAAATTTTACATTTATAAACTATTTTTTTAATCCCCGAAGCCATTACTCTTCTCATGTGAATTAAAATTTCATTAGAACCACATTCGGGACAGCTTCCTCTATCTTCTCCAAATATAACACCATAATGTGTCTTTGACAATACATGATTGTTTAATTCTTTAAAAACTTTTTCAAGTAAAACAACATCTTTTTTACAATACAGAATCATTTTCTGCATTGCCTTTGCGTCCTTCCTTAAAACTATGTCTTTCCATAATCCAAATTCCGTTTTAATCTTCTGACCTATACCCAAGAAGTCAGCAATATAATTCAATTTGTTTGAATTAAATCTAAATATTCTTCTTGCTACCTTCAGTGTATCAATTGTGGTATATGTGGGAAACATACTTATTCTGTGGAACAAGCACCTTGTCCTAATCCAAGCGAGGTCGAACCTATCCCCATTGTGACCCACCATTTCATCCGCCTCATTTGCAACCTTTATAAACTTAGTAAGCAGTGCCTTGTCGCATTGCTTTGCATCCCAATGAACTTCACTTACCTCCTTCTCATCCTCCCACTTGTAACAGATACAGATGATAGCCCGTTCCTTTATTATATTGGAATAGTCTATGTTCTTCTTGTATCCTGCCTCCCAAAATAACCCGATGTTGGGAGAAGTCTCTATGTCAAAGAATAATCTTCTTCTCTTAGTGATACCACTTTGTTTTGTCATAGGTTATTGTTTAACCCCCGCCAAATTTAGATGACCCAAATCCTGATGACTTTCTTTTTAAACTACCATCAGAGTTTTTCTTTTTGACAGGTGCATAATATCCTTGCTCCTCATCTTCCATCTTTCTTATTTCTTTATTCATTAATTTATCTGCCTCGTTTTCATACAGATGTTGTTGATACCAATCTGAATTAGGACCAAAGTTTTGTTCCCATAAAGGCTTGTTATATCTTTTTAATTCAGACTCGTTATCATACTCCTCTCCTGTGTCAGGGTCAGTAAGAAGTTTGTTTTTTAGTTCTCGTTCTTTTTTATTCTTTGCTTTAATTTTAGCCCTTTCTTCTTTGGTAGCATCCAACTCATCAATTTTTTCATCGATTGCATTGATTAAATCAGGGTCAGATATTTCTTCTTTTACATTTTCAAGTGCTTCAGTTTTTTGTTTAATAGTTTCTTTTTTTTCTGCAGCTTTTTCTTGACTACCGTCACCACCCGTAGGTTTCTTTTTAGCATCTTTTATAGCATACCTTACAATAGTATTAACCTCAGATGGAGCCAATCCAATGTTAGTCATTATAGCCGGAGCAATCAGCATCTTTAAACCATTCATATCATCGTCTGATATTGTCTTTTCTTTTCCATAATCATCAGTGTATTCACCTGTTGTAGCTAACTTAGACAACTCAAACAATTGACCTGCTCTTTCTATAGATATACCAAATAAACCTGCGTTCTGTAAATAATCTTGTTTGTTTGGTTCGAATATTGAAATAGGTACATTGGTTAGTTCCTCAACTTTATTTAATATAGCACTGCCTCCTTGTTGAACCAACTTATCTGCAATTGGAAGTGGCGAGAATATATCTGTAAAAGCTCCTGTCTTTGCCCCTTTAATAATGTTGTTAATTCTTTTTTCTTTTTCTTCGTCATCTTCTTCTCTACCCATAATTTTCTTAGCAAGAGTTCCAAGTAGTATAGCAGAAGCTATTGACACCAATCTAAATGTAACCATCTCAACACCATAACCTGAAACAGATTTGGCTGCTATTTTTTTATCTTCTTGAGTAGATGTTTTATTCATAAGTGTTGCAAGGTCAGCACCTAATCTTGCAGATTGATTCATCCTGAAACTTGCAAATGGCATAATTGTTTTAACCAACAATTGGTTTGCTGATTCTTTATTTGAAAACAACTTACCGGAAAGGTCAGTATCAGATACGTTCTGTTGTCTATCAACCATTCTTTGAGCATAGTTAGCAGCATCTTTATTTAGTTCATGCTTACTGTAGTCCATGTTCTTTGTATCAACACCTTGTTTTTTCAATGCCTGCTCATAGTAGGTTAACCAAGAAGCTCTCGCTATATATACGTCAGGCTTAACTAAAAACAAATCCAACCACTTTTTATTAGCATCCTCTATAAACTTCATTGCTTTTTCGCCTGATGTCTTAGAAGCTTTTTCAATTAATTTATTTATTGATTCTATTTGAGCTTGAGATTCAACACCCCTATTGGCGATGCCATACCCTGAATCCATTAAGAATTTTAATTTATCTGCATTGAATACACCACCTATATCTAATGCACCTGCATTGATAATGGTATTCATAGCAACAGGTATAACCTGTTTTATTGGCTGAGTAACACCACCCAATGCTTGACCAACACCAATGGCAGCAATTTTATTTAATCCCTTAACAGCTTTAGCCATCTCATCAGTGCTGAATGGATTCTTATTCCTAATGTTTCTTACATATAATTGTATTCTATTCTTTAATATTCTTGCATCTCCTTCTTCAGGAACAATCTTTTTAAAGTCAGAAGAGTTAGTAAAAGATTGTATTTGTTTTATAGGAGCTGCAGTATTTATATCAACAAGTGCATCATACATTGAATTGGAATTGTTATTATCAAATGATAAATCAATATACCTACTTACGTCTCCACTTTCAGGGTCTACAGGCAAAGCATCAGGTCTTGTTGCTGTCATTAACACACCTGTTTCTCTTTGGTATATTGTTCCGTTATTCTCGTGAAAAGCAGACTGCTCGTTGTCTAATTCAATAGGACCCGTATCTGAAGCAACTCTTACAAATCTATCAGGTACATAGTTTATATCCTTGTCTAATACTTTGTTGTAAACATTTTGAGATACATCAGAAAGTTGTTCATACTTATTATTCCATTGTTCTTTCCAAAAGTCAATAGCTTCTAAATTTGTTTTGTCAACATTAGATGATATGTCTTTTATATTTTTAGAATCTTTTACAATTTTATCATAAGCTTTTTGATAAAGCTCAGCTCTTGCTTTTTCTTTTTCATTACCATTAGATAGTACTTCAATTGATTGTTCTATTAGTCCTCTTCTTCTCTCAAACTCATTAGCCATTTCCTGCTCAGTACCAATGACATTCCTCATCATGAACGCAGCTAACCCTCTTTCAACATTATTATATTCACTATTAAAAGATTCTCCATTAGCTTGTCTATTATAAAAATCTTTTATGTATTTTTCTACAATGTTATTTGATTCTCTCTCTGCCGATGACTTACCATTAATTAAATCAGTAACTCCCATCTTATCCATGACCATGCCACCACGTTCAAATCCTTTAAACATTCTTTCAAAAAAAATATTAAGGTTTGTCACCTGCTCTCCCAAGAATTTACCAAGCCACTTAGACCAATACTTTTGTAGTGGGTAAGCTTTAATTCCTTTATCAGCTAAATCTTTTGCATTTTTAATTCCTGTATATTGAGATACAACGGTCTCCATTTTTGCAGTTGACTTATTCTGCAAGAAATTTGCAAGAGCATCAACAGCTTGTAGTGCTTCTTTTGGTTTAAGAAGACTCAAGTCCATGTCCATAAATCTTTTTACTACATCTTTTTGAGACTTAGTAAACTCAACATCTTCTCCTGTGAATGGGTCTTTACCGGTAGAAATTGTTTCCTTTATTAAAGAAGAGTATACACCAAATGCTTTATTAATTACACTTCTAATTATACCTTCGTTGTATTTTGTTATTGGCTCTTTCTTTTCCAATAAAGCCATCATATCATCATAGCTAAACTCAGACACATCAATACCCATTAAGTCTTGTATCTCAGCAGCTTTTTCCTCACGCATCAATTTATCTTGAGCTTCCAATGTTTTATTTATATATTCAGTAGCCTCATCAATATTAACCATATCGGCAAGTGAAACTTTCTGACCTCTTATTGTTGAGCCCTTAATAGCTTCTTTTATTTTTGAAGCTACATTATTATATTCATCAATATTCTGAACCATTGATGGGTCTATCTCTGAAAACTTCTGACCCAAGTCTCTTAGGTTTGCGTTTTTGTCTTTAAGCTTAGAGAGTTTCTTAATATCTTTCTTTAATGACTTAGCAGTGCTTAACTTAGAAGCATACTCAGCATCATTAAATACCTTAGTCATATAGTCAACAAACTTTGACACTGATATTTCACTAAGCATATTAACTTTACCAAATCTTGATACAATATTTGCAGCTTGATTAACGGTAATCTTTCCCTGTATAGCCAAGTCTTTTATTTCTTTAGCTAAATCCTTAGCAGCATCTTTAGACAACTGCCTTATCTGACTTATTATTTTTAACTTATCTTGCCTTGATACATTTGTTATGTCCTTAAGTGCACCAAGAATACGACCAATTGAGGGAGCACGTCTTTCTCTTGCACCTGCTTGAGTCCTTGCTTCCCTTTCTAATATTTTCTTCTGTGCATCATTTGCGTTTTGGTATACCTCAGAGTTTCTTACAAGCGTGTCAATGTTGCTTACCATTTTCTTTTGCTCAGTACCTCTTGCAGTTTGACGTTGTATCATCTCATCTACCTTACCCATTAATTCATTAAATGCATCTTGAATGGGAGAGATGTTTAGTATATCCTTAACAGAATCTTGAGATATGTTATTATCAGCAGCCACTTTCCTGATGGCATCACGTAACATCATACCACCTTTTACTAATGCTTTAATAGCTTTAATAACTACTTGAACAGTAGATAACGGTATGGCAAGTAATGCATCGTTAGCATTACCACGTAGTCTTTTAGATATTGCATTATCAATTTTATCAAGAGCATTAAGGACACTTAACATATTGTCCTCGTCATTCATATCTAAATCAAGCATAGCATCTATAGATGCTAAGTCTTCTGCAGTTGGTCCTTCTTCAGGTGCAGTTTTTTTAGCAGGCTTCATATCTGCTGCACGACCTTCTTTTGAAGTCCATTCAGGCATTAAGCCAACCTTCTGTTCTGCAAAAACGGTATCTTCTACTTTTGCATTTCTATTGCTTTCTCCATTAGGACCAAAGTTTAACCAAGAGTTTTGACCTCTTGTCTCACTTGTCAAAGCTTCAATAGCAGACCCTGTAAATAATCTAACATGAGCTTGCCAAGCGTTCTCTTCTCCTCTTGCTCTAAATCCTGAGCCCTCTAAACCATGTCCAAAAGCATCATGTACTGCACGGAAAAGGTCATTAGCTAATACGTTTTTCTTTGGACCATCTAATCCACCAACACCCCATTGTATTCCTGTATCTGCTAATAATGGATTTCCTTCTACGTCCAATTCAGTTAATCCACTATCACCATAGCCATCAGTTGTGGCAAAGACTCCCATCTCTTTATTCTTTCTTAAATCACGGATGGCATTATATGGAGTAGAAGCATACTCTGCATTGCTTGGAATATTTAAATCCATAAACCAAAACTTATATCCTGCCTTCACCAATGCTTCGTATTGAGCAATAGTTTGCTTTATAAGATTCTGATAAGCTTCTTTTACTTTTGGATTTTGAGGGTCATTAGCCATTGCTTCGTAAGCATCAGCTATTCTTTTTGCTCTTTCCTCGTCTACCTTAACGTACTCTGCTTGTCTTTTGAAAGGGATTCCGTTTTCTTTTGCATATTGTTCTGCAACGGCAACAAGTTGTGGGTCCGGTCCGTTAACTCCCGGAACTGATGGCGAACCTTCAAGAGGCGTAATTGTGCTGCTCTCTGACCGTCCTGCTCTGTCTCTTGTTGGTTGGGGTCGTACTGTTTCATCTTTTGCAAATTTAGATTTTTTTTCTTTAGCCTTAGTTTTTTTCTTAGCCTCTTTATCAAATTCTTTTTTTATTACTTTATTTACTTTATCAGCAAGTGCTTGTTTAGCTTCATCTTTAGAATCAAAACCATCAAATGAAAGTTCATTGCCATCAACATCAGCAGCATTCCAACTAACTATACCATCTTCATCGGTAATCTTTGTAAGGCTACCTATGGTATCACCATTCTCATCTTGTGCCTCAACGGTTAATGACGCAAGGTATGTTACAGTTCTGCCACTATCGGTTTCTCTTTCGCCCTCCTCATAATCAATAGCATTATCCCTTGTGAACTTATCATGCGTAATCTTCTTAGGAACTATTGGAACGTACTGCTCTACTACAGGTGCAACCTCCTGTGTCTTTGAAGACACTACGGGAGCTACACCAAATATAGTGTCAACATCTTTAACCAATTGTGACTCTACATTATTTTGCTTATCACTTTTATATGCATTAATTAACTCTGTAATATTTGCAAATTGTGATAATGAACTGTTCGGGTCTAACAATGATTTGATATTTGTCAAGGCATCTTGTTTACTCGCCTGTTCTTCATTTGCCCTGCTGCCAAAAGTAAATCCAAAAAAGTCATTTAACTTTTTAATTGCCTTGTTTGCCTTTGTAGTTGACGCTCTTTTCTCGCTTGTTGTTTGACCGACAGGAACTTGAGAATAAGCTATAGTAAAGTTGTCTACTAAATCATTTAATTGAGTAGCCATCTCTTCGGATGCAACTACTTCTTCTTGCGGGGTGACGACTTCTTGGGTCCCTTCGGTAGTGACTTCAGGTTGGACGTTTCCTTCGCCCACTTGCTGCAGTCCCACTTCGGGTTGTTCTGTGCGTAACACGCTTTCATTTGTGCTTTGTTCTTGAATGGCATTTTCTTGTATGGTTTTAATTTGTGAACGAATAGCAGCAGCTTTATCTTTGCCCGACTGCGTTGTATTACCTTCAAACTTTCTTAATTCTTTTTCAAGATTTGTTATCTCATCCAACTGTTCCTCATTAAGATTAGGATTAGATTCACGAACTTGCTCCTTAATAGATGACGTTACAATTTTATCCTGCAACTTAATCTTAAGCTCAGGGTCATTTGTAATATCTATGTTCATTTTTGAAAGGTCAGTAGCAGTCATGTTGTCTATCATATTACTGACAACATCACGTGGGTCTTGCTGAATACCCTCTTCATTTATAATTGGTTGAATGGATATACCATTAACACTATATGAAGATGGACCACCTCTTTGTGCTTGGTTTTCAATCTCAGTTATTTGTTTTTCAACAACATCAGCCTCAGTATTTTTACCCTCTTTTCTTAATAGCTTGGCATTTGCACCCATAGCATTAAGCAAAAATCCTACACCAAATCCTACACCACCCGATGCCCCAACTCCTTCAAATAAATCTTGATTAATATTGTATACTTCTTGTGCTGTTTTATTTGCATACAATTGTTGCAATACCTCGGTAGTCATCTCCTCAAGACCACCCGTTACCCCTGCTACACCTTTAGTTTTTATGTAATTTAAAAGCCCACCTGCAGAAGCTTTCTCAAATCTTTTCAAGAATTGCATAACAGGAAGTTGTTCTAATACAGAACCAACGGCAGCGTTTTTATAAAATACATTAAATGCTTGCTCATCTGAAGCACCCGCTTCCTTTGCCCTGTCAAATTCGGATTGACCCATTGCAAGACCTGCACTTACGGAAACAGGGTTGGCTAAATCTGAAACAAATTGTTTACCTACTGTTGCTGCAGTAGATGTTGTAGGTATTATTTGTGAAGCCAATGCAGCCTCAGCTTCAGCAGCAGCACCTGTACCTTTACCAATAGCACCTGCCTTACCTGTTAATACCATGGACGCAACCTGTCCAAATGCTTGTCCAAATTGGTCGGTTAAACTATTTTTATATTCCTCATCTTGAGGAGTAATCTCATCGATTGTTTTATTGAAATAGTTTCCAAACTTAATTAATGCATCACTAACGTATCCTTTACCCGTAGCTCCTTCAAGTAAAGTACCCAATCCTTTTACAGGACTACCTATTAAGTTTTGATAAAATCCTTTATTTAAAGAAGATACTAAGTTTAATACGTCTCCTTGTTTCTTTTGTTCTTTTGCAGGTACATATTCTGCTGTTCTTTGAAGACCTGTTATCCCCATTGGACCAACAGCAAGAGTCTCAATAGGTTCTTGTGATACCAATTTTCCATCCTCTGATGGTAACTCCATAGAACTTGGTACGTTTCCTTTTTCTTTTTTTTTTAATTCAGGAGCAGCATATTTATTAATAAAAGACTCTTTGTCTTTTGTATAAAAACCATCTCTTGACACGACATTAAATACTTTGTCTTGGTATCCTTGTTCAGAACCCCACTTTACTTTAAATTCATCAAAGGATTTAGTGTACTTGCCTTCTCTAACTAATAAGTCGTACAGTTTCTGTAACTCGTCCATTATGCGAATTTAATCTATTTTTTAATCTAATTCACCGGTACCACCTGACGTTCCTGTGTTTAACTTTATGAACTGAGCAAGAGCATCTTTCTCTGTTTCTGCTTTTGTAGAAGTAACATTAGCGTTATATGTATATGTCTTTCCATTTGGTGCAGTTACCTGAACATCATTTCCAAATAATCCTCCAATATCTGCTACTTTAAATCCTGATGGTAATATCGACTTAAGTCTTTCTGCTGACCTTTCTGATTTTATAGTAAACAAATCAGGTAGTATTTCAGCAGTAGCACTTTCTGTTGTTATAGACTTTCCTTGTCTTGATGCTTTAATTGGAATATCTTTTTCCTCATAAGACAGTCTTCCATATCCCTTACCACCACCACCTGCTTTAACAGCTTTGTCTCTATCTACAACACCATGTAACTCTACTCCTTTCCCTGCAAAGTCATATAAACTAATTGGCTCATTGTTATTATCAAGATATTTAATGTCTCTATTCTTAGCAGCATTTTGATACCTTAATGAAATAATACCATATTTAGACATATCAATTTCAAGAAGCCCTTGCTCCTGTGCTATTGGAGTTCCCAATAATATATCTGCAGCAGCTTGTTTCTCAGCAGCAGTCTTACCTGTATATAATTGATTCCATGCACCTGCTGCAGCCATTTCATTCTTGCTTTTTTCACCACGCTTTATTTCACCTTCAGTAGGCGGTCTGCGTTCTTGAAGCTGTGCTTGTGGAGTGGCTTTAACATTAACTTCTCTATCAAGCATTATCCTAAACTTTTCACGCAAAGCATTTTTAACCACCTCATTTTGCTCATCAGTAAATTCGGGGACAGGTCTACCTGCACTATCATTTTTTAATAGAATAACATTACCACCTGCTTCTTTAGGGTCCCAAGTATACGTATATGCTTTTTTTGTTTTAGGGTCTACGTTAACATAGTCTGTTAATATAGAACTTGTATTATTTGGAATTGACATTATTGAATCAAGATATGTATCCTCAGCTCTTTCAAAAAGACTTACAGCACTACCTACTTCTTTACCAAAATCTTTTCTTTTTGTTATGTCTATAATTTCTGTAATAGACCCACCGCCTGTAAGAGTACCTAATTTTAATATTGAATCAACATCTTTGCCCAATACGTTAACACCGCCTTGAAGAGTTTTAGATACGTCAAGTTTATTGAACCTACCCTTAATCCTATTTCTCATGGCATTTACCGTAGTAAAGTCATTAGGATTTTTACTCATTACATAAACTTCTTTACCATCTACTATCTGCTTTTCTTTTTTTGCAACATTGACACTAAAGTTTGTTGGATTAATATATAATTCAGAGTTGTTAAAATTAGCAAACCCTTCAGCCTCAGCCATAAGCCATTGCTCTAATGCTTGAGAATCACCATTCTGATACCTATCCATCTTGTCCTTATACTCAGCTTGGTATTCTTTAATAAGACCAAATGCTTCTTTAGTGCCGTCATTAATATTTTGACGCATAACAAAATAGTCTTTTGGTTTAAGTTGACCCGACTTTAAAAGCCTATCCTGCATTAGCCTTGCTTGCTGTGCACTATCAGCATAAGTCAAAGCCCATTGGTTTATACCTTGGTGTTCACCTTGAGGAGCATTAGATAGTGTTTCGCCAAACTCTCTTGATGCTTTATCAATGGCAGCTTTTTTTTCTTCTCGAACATCACTTTCTTTCTTAAGCATGTCGGTAACATTCTTACCGACCTGTGCCCAATTTATCTCATCACTTGCATTCCGTTCAGCGTAACTATAATATGTTCCTGCCATTGTTTATTTATTTTAATATCCACCAATACCCGGTATTGCGTATGCTGCTAAACCCGGTATTGTATTTGTTTGCAGCCCGTATTCACTTGGTCTAAAAGAAGATAAAGTTATTGGAAGATTTAATTTTATATTTTGTAAAGTACTTGGTTTTAAGCTACTCATAAAATCTTGATATTGCATTGGATTCATCCCTGCAACACCACTAAGGTTTACACCATCTACAGTACCCAATGAAGCAATACTTTTTTGAATATTAGATTGATTAAGTCCATATTGATTTTGTGCAATATCCTGTATTTGACCTGCTCCCTTTGCACCTGCAGATTGTCCAAATAATGGAGCCATTGCTGCAGCTTGTTGACCCATACTAATGACTCCTTGAATACCTTGCTGAGTGGCTTGTGATGCAGCTTGTTGTGCATCTCTTGCTGCAAGTTGAGCACCTGAAACTTCACCAAGGTCAAGTTGAGCTTGCATATCTCTTAACCTACTATCTTCTCCCGCAGTCAATCTTTCAAGACTTGAAAGGTCTTGACCCATAGCTGAACGAATATCAGCTTGTGCTTTATCTTGAGCCATCTGAACACGACCCGCAACCGCACCTGCACCTCTTTGCTCCCCTTCTACACCCGCCTGTAACGCTTCAACACCTTGCACTAACGATGCTTCTCTTGCAAGTTCGTATGGTTCTTTTTGAATAGCCAACTGCTCATAAAAATTTACATCAAGTTTTTTTCTTGCTGCAGCCATTGCTTCTGCTGCATCAGATTCAGCTTGTCTTCTAAGTTTATTCTGCTTACCCGCTTGAACAAAAGACATACCCGTAGAGCCTGCTGTAGCTGCTAATCCTATTCCTGCTGCTATTGTTGTAAATGCTGCCATATTATAATACTTTAATCATTTCTCCTGTGTATCCATCGCCTTTTATATAACCCAAATTTTCATAGGTACTTATAAGACTTTGGTGTTTTATTAGAGCATAGCTATATTTATGCCCCGTATTTTTACATATATTAGTTAGCGTGCTAACTAATAATGATATAGCTTCTTTTCTGTCATCACCCCTATATTCCTTATTGGATATTATCCAATCAACCCAAGCCACCTTTGAGTTGGTGGTATAAATAAACCCTGCACATATAGGCTCATCTCCTTTCATCACAATTATACCACCTTTGCCATCGTCAGGAAGGAAGTCTTTTTGTGGAGGCTCCCACCCCCAATCACTCCACCATCCCTTTAAAATGGTATCATAATCAGTATCGTTTAATGGTCGTATATTGAATTCCATTCCTTACAAAATTAAGGATAACTTTTCATTATATTTGACTCTGCTGCAAACAGCTCAACCTTGTCAGTGTTATCGTTTTCGAGGGTAAACACACAATAGTGACCCAATACCCCATGGGACTCGGCAACAGAATTTTTTATGTATAATGTGTATGGTGTAGCTATTGGCGGAATACTACCTCCTGTAACAGTTGTGTCTACAATAAGGTAGTTATCACCTGTTGGATAATCAACTACAATATCTGTTATTTTACCACATAATACAGGAGTAGAGTAGCTTGGGGGCAATGCATAATATAAAGAATCTCCTATGCTTACAATACTTCCAATTGCTATAGGCTCAGGAGATATTTGATAAGATATTTTTTTAGCCCCTGCAGGACCTGTTATAGAGAGACTTCTGCCTATACCATTCAATGACCTTAGAGCATACTCTGAAGGGGCAGCAGGGGTTGTTCCTTCGTTTCTCACAAAGGCAAACCAAGACTGCTCTTTCTTTTCAAACCAATCCGCTTCAATAAAACCTGAGTTTTGTATATCTGTCTCCATTAATGCAGACCAAGTATTGTCTCCCTCCAAATTTAAAGTCTTAAACAACTTGTTTTCAAGAGGGGCATCGTTAAATACACTCACTAATTTTGAGGTAAATTGTTCTCCATAGAACTCGTTTCGTGTTTCATTTACATTATGTCGGTATAAATTACCTCCTTTAAATGTATAGAAATAGTTATTCATCCCTATCATCCAATCGGGATAAAAGGAGTAGAACGAAGCCCACCCTTGTACTGATTCACTGTATGTTAAAGTATAGTTCATTTTTTATATATTATTTTTATCCTCCACATCCATCACCTAAACATTCTGCTTCAGATGTATAGCTACCAAAACTTCCTACATTTACACATCCTAATGGATTACCTAAACATTCCCAAGCGTTTTGACAACCTGAATCTATACAAGATGCCAAATCAGCATAAGCACCCGTTCCATCTCCGGGGTCTACACAAGTTCCATCAACACAATCATACGTTGACGTAAAGTATGTACAATCAGCTTCACATGCTGACAAAGTAGAATAAGTGCCTGTACCATCACCCGGGTCATAACATATAAAATGTGGACCACAGTTATATGATTCTACTACACCACAAGCAGATAAACACGCAGATAATGTAGTATAAGTACCCGACCCATCACCCGGGTCTATACAAGTTCCACTAACGCAATTGTATGTAACAGGTGGAGGTATTGTACAATCAGCTTGACATGCAGATAAAGTACTATAAGTGCCCGACCCATCACCCGGGTCTATACAAGTTCCACTAACGCAATTGTATGTAACAGGTGGTGGAGTACAATTGTTTTGACAGGCAATTAATGTGCTATAAGTTCCTGTTCCATTTCCGGGGTCTATACAGTTTCCACTAACGCAATTATATGAAGGAGTGACACCGCAAGCAGTTAAGCACGCACCTATTGTTGAATAGGTTCCTGACCCATCACCGGGGTCTTCGCAAGCACCATCAACACAATTATATGTTTCAGGTATTCCACTACAATTTGCCCGACAATCAAATACTGTATCATAAGTTCCTGTTCCATCACCCGGATTTATGCAATCACCATCAATACAGTTATAAGAAACAGGAGGAGGTGTTCCGCAAGTACAACTTACGGCAGGACCAACATTTGTAATATTAGCACTATGAGGAGCATTTATATTATAGCATATTTCTGAATTAAGTTCTGCTCCACCTGCAAATAATATACCATCACAATCATAAAAACTGTATCTGCCATTTGTATTTATTATACCATCATGACACTCACAAGAAGCAATAGAACAATTACCAAATCCTATTATAACTCCATTAGAATCTACCCTAAACCAATTATAGCTGCCTGCTGCTGTAGTAAGATAATACCCTGCACCTAACTTAAACTCACCATTTTGGTCACTAAAAACTAAATCATATAGACCAAGTATTCCCGCACCTCCATTGACATAAGCAACGTAATATGTTTGGTCTATTGTATCAGAGCAAGCCGCAGAAGAAGAAGCTCCAACTGTAGATGATAAAAACGAAGGCAATACAGTAGGACAAGTAACTGATATATCAAATGTTGTTGATGTACAAGGTCCATAAAACTTAAGAGCTAATGTAGATGGAGATGCTGCAGTTTTTGGTATAACCATTACACATATACCCGGAGGATTTGTAGTAAGGTCTAATTGTGAGCCAATTACTGAAAACGTTTCAGTGCCTCCTGTTGCTACAAAAGAAGCTCCTGTATAATTATACACAGGCAATGTATGTGGGCTTGTGCCAACAATATTGCAATTATATGTTGAATCTCCTATGTATGTTGGTAAACTACTTGAAGCAGCTTGAAGCCATCCGTAAACAGGAGAAGACAGTCCATTATAATATGAACTGTCATATACCGCAATAATACCATCGGGTATTAAAAATGGATTAAACCTTACTATTACTGCTCCTGTATTAATGCCTAAGCTTGTATTAAGGGTATATACACCTTGACTTCCTGAAGCAGCTATTGTTCCACCACATGGAATTGCACACGATGGACAAACAACTTGAGGTAAAAGAACTCCTGATAGCTGTTCTCTAACTATTGTGCCATCGGAATAAAACCCATTAGTAGCAGGTACAGTAAGATTTGCATCAGCATAAATCACTGTAGCAGAACTAAGTGAAGGTGAATCTAAATAAAATGTTGCACTGATTGCCATGTTTTATATTTTATTTTAAATTGGTGTTGAGCACTCGCAACACGCATCTCTTATAGTCGTAGTTGCATAACACAATTCAATAGGTAATGAATTTCTATAATCCCATATTAAATACAAATATTGACCTACCGAAGGTACGGTGAAATCTGCATAAAAATATGGAGCTGCACCTAATACAGGTGTAGCATCTGTTGCTGCTGCAAGTAAATTAGTTATATCAGTAGTATTATTATTATACAAAGTATTACTTCTATAGTATCTAAAACTATCTTGAGTTATATCAAAATCAAAAGTATCAAATCCTATTTTGTTTGATGCAATTCTCATTGTGCTACCTGCAGGAGGGAACCCACCCGTACCAACAGCACCTGTAATTAAATTATATCTTGATACAAGAGGGTTAGTAGTATCTGAAGAAAATGTAACCAAGTTAGACTGAAGAGGTGATACAAATGCCCCATTGGTATACCTGTATTCATTATGAATAAACTTACCCGCTTCAGCAGCACTTGTTATACAAACCTCTACTATAGTAAGTTCATCAAAAAGTGGACAATCTGCAGTTACACTTATTGTTATAGTTCCTTCTGTAGGAACTATTTGTATGTCAACATAGTCGATAATATTTGAGTTTTTATTTACGGTAATAGTTCCCGAAACATCAACAACTCCTGAACTAACCGTAACACCATTATATGTAGCAAATACAGCAAAATTATTTGTTGAAGAAACAGGAACTTCATAATTTATAATAACATCACCAACCGTATTACCTACATTTACACAATACGTAAGAGGAGCACCATAGTTTACTGTTGCAGTTTGAGAAACACCACAATTAACACATTCAATTACAGCAGGTAGTTGAGTATTATTTGTACTTAAAACATACTCATTAAGATACGGGTCAAAGCCTCCAAGTTTTTGAGTGCTAAACGATTCAATAAACGTGTCTCTAAACCAAGTCCTCATACCACTTTCTGATACAACTCTAAGCTGTTCATTGCTATACGAACTTCCTTTAAGTTGTATTACAGCACCACGCTTAACATCTGTGAAGTAACGGTCATATCCCCATTGAACATAACTCTCAGGATTAAAACTTATTCCATATTTTTCAACCCTTGCAATCTGAGTGCCTAATACTTCAGGAACAGATGCCACTACACCACCACCTGTAGAGTCAGATAGTAAGTTTTTGCCTGTTAGTACGTATGATATTTTATCTTCTTGAAGAGTAAGAATATCAGTCTCTCTTCCATCCATCTTATAAATAGGACCAAAAGATTGTTCAAGTGGTTTAAAGTTGAGCAAACCTAAATTAAACTCATTGAGTTTATTTACATTTGATTCAGTATTATAAATACCACTATATGTAATATCAGCAAACCTATCAGCCTCCTTATAATTTTCAGCAGAAACAGACGTAACCCTATTACCAAGATTAAATGTTTTACCTACAATTGAATCTCTTATCTTATAGCTTTCTGCTCCATTACCAAAACAAAAACAGTTAAAAAACTCGGTATCTATAACACCCGATGTCCCCAATGCAATATCTTGGTCTTGAATATTACCACTATGGTTACCATCTGCATCAATTGCAAGTGATAAATTGTTTTCAAAAAATACGTCAGGTAATGCATCTTGCGGCTCAGTCTCAAATATTAATGTTGTCTCAGCCCTAAATACCTCAACAGTTGCAATAATAGTAGACCTTCGTTTTGACCCTGATGCTATACCACCACATCTAACTGTACCCGTCAATAATAAAGACAATTGATTTGTAGCCGTATTTCTATAAAACCTATAATAGTTTGTTCCTATAGCAGTCGGTATATCTGTATTTGAAGATGCCAATGTAGATATATATTCATTGTCTATTGTACCTCCGCCTGCACCTACATCTACAACACCTTCTGTAATTACATTCTCAACATTATCTCCATTCCACCAATCTTGCATATTTGCATAATCCGCAGAAGATGTTAATGTTTTTTCTAAAGTATATATTCTTTTTTCACAAGCATTATTACCATCGCCTGTTCCAAGTCTTTGAAATTTAAAATTAATTTTTATCCTACTACCTGCAGGAACATCGTAATCAACCCAAGCAGATGTTGCTGTATCATACCTATTCATATCATAACTAAGTATGGGGTATTCATTTGGATTATTTTGGTCCACTTGAACAGTTCCGGGTGCTATAATAGAAAGTTCATCCTGAACAACAGCAAAGTTGCTTGGGTTTATTTTCATATATACACCTGATGGAACGGGTATGTTTACAGCAGGGTCAAGGGCACTTGGTATCTCTATAAATCCTTCTGCCTTTGATTCCTTTTCAAGAACGGTTGCATATACGCAAGATGTTGTTGGACCACCTGTATCAGCTTTTACAATAAGCCTATCACCCTGCTCAACCTTTCTTGCATTTTCTCCTTCAAGTAAAAAATACGCATCATTAGACAATGGGTCATTAAAAAATATACTACTATATATAGTGTCGTAATTTTCTTCATCAGGTTTAATAACAAATTTATATCTCTTAGCCCAATAAGGTGCTCTTTGTGTTGGAGGTATTGTTACTTGAATTGAATTTTTTACACTTGAATTAGCACAAGGTATAGATACTGTATTATTAGGACTAACCAAAGCAGTTGAAGCTCTATTATATTCATCCATATAAACAATACCAATCTCATACCCCCGATTACTGTGAAGACTTCTTGGTGAATTTATTTTTTGATATGTAACTTCTGCAAATACAACAGAGTAATATTCAAATACATTAAATGTAGGTGATGTTGTACTATTTACATACCTCATTGCTATAAATTGTAAACCTATAAGTTGACTTGCAGGGTTTGTAAGTATAGCTATAGGTTGACCACTTGCACTAATACCACTTGCATATTTTGTTAATGCATCTAAATTTAATGGCAATGCATCATTTAATTGGTCGGTTAGTGTAGTGCCTCCCGGAGTAAATGGATATACGGGATTAATATTTCCTATTGTTCCAACAGCGTCTTGAAACTCTACACTTGTAGCCAAATCATAAACAGATGTATAATCTCTATTTAATATAAACGAAAAAGTTATATTAACATTTTCTGTTGTTTCTGTAGGAAATGGTGTATTCCCTGTAAATTGAGCATGGTCAAGTCTTATCTCAGCACTAATTGAAGAACCCGCTATTAATTCAGCACCTGTTAAATCAAAATACATTACTGCATTAGGTACTGTTTGAGCTCCGTTAATACTATAACTACCCGTACCCGTTGTGTCAACAAGAGGAGTGGTATCAACTGATTCTGTTACCAAATTTGCGGTATATTCAAACCTTACGGGTTGACCAAATTTATCTACTAAATCATATCCTTCAACATAGTTACCATACATAAGTCTATTACCCATCATAGTTTGAGCCTTAGCAAACAATGGTACGTTGTCGTATAATCTAAGTATTTCAGATTCAGGAAGTATTGTAAATATCTTACTATTTGTAAAAACGTATGTGTAGTCTGTATTGTCTGCAAGACCAAGAATAGACTTGTTAAGCTTTTCAATAACTCTTATTGTATTATTTTGAGCTTCTTTAAAAAGAAGGTCAATACCTACAACAAGAGGTCCACCTGAATTATATGTAATAATAGTTGAGTTTGCAAGGTTAACCATCCCCTCGTTCAAAAAACTATTAATGCTAAACTCAAATGGTTTTGGTATAAATGCAGGTGCAGAAAATTGTGAAGTTGCAGAGTACTCGCTATCTTGATACCTGTACCTATAAGCAAAACAAATATACCTTGTCTGCATAAAATTATCTTGACCTCCTGTAACTATAGGCTGTATAGCAGGTGCTGCAATTGGAGGTTGTTTTATGACAAGTAAAGACTCTGATGAAAATTGGTCTATATTACCAACAGGATTTGCGTAGTTTCTTTTTATGTTTATAAACCTTGGAGCATTATAATCATCTGTAAAAAACAATAAATCTTCTACTATATCAACTCCTGTTATAAGATATTTTTCATTAAAATTTAAAGTAGTATTTACACCACTTCCATCATCAACACTAATAACGTGATACGTTAGTATTCCTGTATACACATTAAAAGAAACAATCATGTCAAGCTTTCCCGTAGCACCTACAGGAAAAGTTTTATCGTGTATAAACCAATAAATAGTTTCGTGTGCACTGTCTTCTATGGCACCTATACACTTAGCATTTGAACTAAGTGGAGTTCCGTCTATATAAGCTAAAGAAGTAAGCGGAAGGTTTCCTTTTGCATTTTCAATAACACCGATTTCAGATTTCTCGGTAGAGCCCATACGAATATTGAGTGCATCAATATATTCTCCATTAGGAATAAGTCGTTCATCAACAACCTTATTCATTCTACCTGCTACAAAATTTCTTGTGATATTTGCCATATTATTTTAACCACTTATCCATACCACGTAGATTCATTAAGAGCCTACCCGGATGTATGTTACTAATTCTTATTTTAGCATTTCTTAACAAAGCACCTCTTTCTTTTCTTGCACGAGATACTATATACTCCTGAACACCTAACTTGGAGTTAAGTATTTCATATCGTATATATGCATATATATAGGACTCAAATAACTTATTTACCGATACATTTGAATCATTACCATTCTCCATACCATCTGATATATACTCAAGTATTACAGATTGATTATACATATCAGAGTTAAAATTAATAACACCTGCTTTTTTGTCTATGTTAAACGTAGGATTAAAGTTTGCTGTTTCAGTATTTAACCCATACCTTTCTCCAAGACTATAGTCAAAATACCAAACTCCATTAACCTCCCATCCAAATTGACCATCATACCTACTTTGTGGATTTAAATATATGCTTTTCTTAGTTCCCCTAAGTCTGTCATAGTCAATTTCAGAAAATTCAGGTTGAAGCACATTGCCATCTTGGTCAAAAAGTATTTTGCCTTGTTGGTCTTGTAGGTATGCTGTTGACGAAAGAACCTGAATGTTTTCTGTAAGTGGTCTTAAATAGCCATCTTTGTAAAGGTTAACCCTAACCCAATTTACAAAATCAGGAGGTAAAATATATCTAAGCCCGTCATCAACCGTAAGCTCTAATACTTTTATTTCTTTAAAGGCATCATAATTTAATTCTTGTATCGCACGTTTTGCGTGAAATAATATTTTGTAACGCTCCTCGTTATTTACTAACGAGTGATTGCCCGAATACATTAACAAGAAATTATTTACTATATCGTATAGGCTAACATATTGATAAGAACCCCAATTTTTATTTTCAGGATTAGTTCCATTATTTGTGTAATATTCAAACTGAGAAATGTATGCCATAACTTATTATTGTTGCTGACTAAATGTTGGTTGTTCGTGTTGTTCTTGTGCCATTCCAAATTGAGTTACTTCCGCTTCCCTTATAGATATACCACAATATTGCAATATTTTTACAGCTAACTTATATTCATCTTCATTAGGTAATTCAAAATCTTGATAGTCGGGTTGAGATTGGTCAAATGATGGCTCACCATTAATAAGAGTTATATATGTCCATTTAGGGTCTTTAGGATACCTAAAATATTGAGCGTCTATTTCGTTAGGAAGATTAATAGTTGATGGATAAACAGTCATCACATCACCTTCTTGTATATACGCAGGATAAGTTTCTGTTGGAGATGTAAGCAATGAAGTGTTTAACATAGTAATATAACTATGATTAACTTTTTCAGCTTCTCCTTTATATACTCTTGTCATTCCCGATGCGTCATAACAGAGTATTTTATTAATCATATAATAATCGTATCCTGTTGTTGTTAAGGAAGGCAAATAATACCTATTTGTTCCTGCAGATACTTGTGGCAAAGAAGATGTTACTGAAAAATATTCTATTACTTCTCTAATTGTTTTTGATAAATTAGCGTATGAAGTACCCGACATACGAGCATTCTCCATATTTAATACTTTATTAAACTGAGAATAGTACTCCTCGTACAATTCCATCTGTGCTTGTTTTGAATACAAATTAAAATCTGATGGAGATATATATCCATAGTTATTTTTATTTATAACAGACAAAACGGTATTTCTAACTGAGTTAATCATCTGTGCACTTTTTACAAAGATAAATAAAAAAAAGGAGGGTACAGAAGTACCCCCCGAAATTTAAAACATGAGTCTACATAATCTAAGATAGGCTATTTTCAAGCATTTTTAAAGCATCAATACCTTCATCAGTTTTTAAGAATTGAGCCACACTAAAATAAGGTTCTTCCCCGTATGGTACCGTAAGCATTTTCTTCTTATTTGAAGCTGTATTAAACCAAACTTCTTTTCTGCCATTCCTAAATGTCAATAATTTATTTTCAAAGAACATGTGAACATTTGACTGAACCTTAAGCATTGGGTCATTTAGCATATTAATAAACCCTTTTGGGTCTTTTTTAGCATAAATAAGAACATCTCTTTTTAGCTCAGCAGTGGTATACCTTGATGGGTCTTTTCCAAATAGAACCCTTGATACATTTTCAAGTTGTTCTATACTGAGTTGACGAGCTTCAACCAATGCATCTACTTCAGCACTTAAACTTTCTACTTCTTCGGCTGCATCTTTTTCATAATCAACCTGAACAAATGTCCTTCCATTTAAAGGATGATAATGAAGAAACTGCTGCAAAACAGGGTTTGTTTTTGGGACACTAAGGAAACCGTTTTCAAATATAATAGGTTCTACTATAAAGTTTCCGTCCTGCTCATCTTCAAAGGGACTCTTTTGATTTATAGCATATCTAAGAGGTCTATTGACATTATTTTCTTCATCAAACCATAGAAGAGGGTATCTTCTATTATTTCTCGATGGTAAAGTGTAAGACAATGGTGCTGCCTCTCCTTTAAGTTTATATATCTTATCTGATGACGTTAAATTCTTTTTCATTTAATATAATTTAATTTAATTAAAAATAAGGGGGAGTGTCTTTGAAGACACCCCGCCCTATATATAATACTTCGGATTAAGACCCGTAACGGAACAATACGAAGTTGTTTGCACCAAGGGTACATACGCAACGCTCAGAAAGGAAGTTAACCTCCATTGCATCGAGGTCGCTTGTTTGAGCCCCACCTGCAGAACCTGTAATCCAAGTCTTGTACCTTCTATCTTCTGTTTCAGAAGCACGGTATCTAACATGCAAGAAAGGACGCTTAGCGTTCTTACCAAGGATTTGGTCATACACGGTTGTTGAACCTGCAGGAACCAAAAGACCTGTTACAGTACCTGAAGCAGTTCCACCTGTAGGTAAACCACCACGCATAGTTGGGTCATTTAGGTATTTCCAATCAGACTTATAGAAGTCATAACCTCTGCGGAATCCTGTGAATCCAAGGTTAAGAGCCATCTCTTTGTCATTTTGGAACAATCCATAAGATGTACCACCTGCACCATAGCTGTTTTGAGAAGCAAGCATATCATCAATGTCAAAACTGAAAGCACGATTAACGAAGATTACGTTCTCTTCGATAGAACCTTGCTTGTCAAGACGAGAAATGATTGCATCAAAATCTTGCAATGTTGTTGGGTTACCACCACCCCAAACGTTACCACGGTCATTTACGGTGTAGAAGATACCTTCTGAACCTTTATTACCATAGGTTGGGTTAAGAGATGCGTTAGCAACACCTGAACCTGTTTCAGCAGGAACGGCTTCAATCATTGCAGTCTCAAGATAATCTTCAAAACGAAGACGAGTTTCGTGTTCACTCTTTAGATACCAAAGGTATCCTGTAGCACCGTTCTCAGTTGTGATTTCAACCCATCCAATTTGAGCCATATCAGAACCGCTTACAGCGTATTTGTCCTTGATGATGATTGGAGAGTTAGAAAAGAATTCGTCTTGAGCTTCAAGAGAACCAATCATTCCTACAGTTCCTTTTTTAAACTCAGAACCATATACCCAAACTGATAGTACTGCTGTACCTGAGAATGTTTGACCACCACCTTCGTAGTAAGCAACATCAAATGTATTTGCAGAAACGTTTACAGCGGTTACAATGCCTTTATTTGACAATCCTGTTGCGTTGTCAGAAATAAAAACAGTTTGACCTGCACGAATTGCAATAGCTGTAACACCTGAATCAGCAACAGTGATTGTAGCTGAATCAGCAGCAGCAGAAGCCGAAGAATCACAGTTTACATATTTTGTGTGAAGACGACCTTGCTCTGCCCATTTAACCATATCAGAGTTAGAAGGCATTTCAGCACCTACCATACGAAGGAAAGATGCTACAGTACGATTACCATAACGCTCAAATTCTTTTTCATAAGTATCAGGAAGATACTGATTCAAGAAGTTGAAGTTGGTAATATAGTTAGTTGACAATGGGACCTGCTCCGCACTTGGCTGAAGCTGATAACCCGGACTTGTTAAAACTGCCATTTTTTTTGTTTTTTAAATTGTTAAACTTTTTTAATACTACGGATTTGCAAGCCTCTTCCTGAGTCTTGATTTACCGCTTTTACTTGCATACCTCCTTTATTCACAGCTTCAGGTGCTCTACGTTCAGACATATTTATATTTTTTGTCTTACGCATTACATCTTCGGTTGCATCTGCCAATCCTTGTTCATAAAAGAACTTGGCAAATTTTTCAGGATTCATTGCTACTGACAAAGATTTATGGTATCCTGCTGCATCTTTCATAAGACCACTTTCATCCAAAAACTTATTAATAAAGTTCATTGGATTTGATTGGATCTTTTTAAGTTCAGTAGCATCACCGGGAGTAAAAGAAATCTTCTTGTCGTTAATGTTAAACTCAAAACCTTTAAAGTCTTTACTAAAGACCTCTTCGGACTTTTGGTCAAACCACTTACGCTTTCGGTCATTTTCCTCCTGCATAGTCTTTGCCTGTTGAGTATATTGCTTATAAGCTTCAAATTCTGCTTTCTCTTCTTGAGAAACTCCTAACCCACTTGACTCAAGAGGTAGTTTGTATTTCTCCTTCTGTTCAGTAAAGAACCTTTTAGCTTCAGCAATAACTTTCTTCTTTGCTATTTTAACCTTCTTAATTTTTGATTCATCATCAAGGTCCTCATCGTACCTGTAATCATCCATCAAAGAATCAATGTCGTCTTCGTCAAGTCCGACTTGGGTAATAGCAAGATATTCTTTAAGAAGATTGTCAGGGTCCATAGTTTCAAAATCCTTCTTCAACTTGAGGAAGTCTTCAAATCCACGTCCTGTCTCCTTTTTATATTTCATATAAGCAGCCACGTCTTCCGGAAGCGGTTCGCTTTCTTGACGTTCGGCTACCAATTCATCAAATGAATTAATTTGCTTATTATATCTCTTACCAATATATGAAAGAACTTTTTCTTCACTTAACTCTTCTTCTACAGGTTCTTGTACAATTTCTTGTACAGATTCTTGTACACTATTTATCTCCTCATCATGCTTTTGGAGTAGTTCTTTTTCTACTTCTTGAACACTTTTGGGTTCGATTGTTTCTATTGCTCTTACTTTAATCTCCATTAGATTGAATTTAATTTATTACAAATTTATACAAAAAATAATTAACTTTTATCGAGGTTCAAATTCAGCCATATCAAAGCCATCTAAGCTGTCCTCGTTTGATTCAAATTTCATTGGAGGAAGATTATTTTTTCTCTGATTTATAAGCTTTGATTGTTCTGTATTTTGTTGACTAATGCGTTTAGCTTTTGACTTTTCTTTCATATCATCTCTTGAATTAACAGCAGACTGTTCAATTCCCGCAAGTCGCATATTATAATTAAACTCTTCTGCCATTAACATTCTTTTGAAGTCAGCTTCATTCTTCATCTTCTCAATATCAAATGCTGCTTCAGCTTGTTTTATTTGCATCTTAGATTGAGTTTCTGCTTGTATTTTTTGCATAGCAACTTGACCTGCTAACTCTTGAGATTTTAATTGTTGCTGAGAAATCATAGCCTGTTGTTGCATTGCCATCTTCTCTTCCCTGTCCTGCTTCTTAATACGTTTCATTTTAAGAAGTTGGTTTGCGAGTTTGATGTTCTTAATCTCACGTATATCAATAGCATCCTCAAGGTTAATATCACCCTTAGACAATGCCATCTGAATGTTTGCTTCAAGCTGAGCTTTTTGTTCTTCATCAGGAGATATTTCTATAAAAATACCAAAGTCATATATATATAAATCGCTAATATCATTAAGTATTGATACGTTATATTTTCCAATCTTATTTGCAAAATCATCTTTAAAGTCAGCATATTCTAATATATCTGCAACCCTATACGTTAAAGCCTCAGCTAATGACCTGTATATATAAAGACCTCCCTCAAGAATATGACGAGTAGCTGTATTTGAATTTAATGCTGCAAGTTTTTGAACGCCAACCAAAGAATTAGGGTCAGGTGTAGAACCGTCCCTTGCCTCATTAAGTCCTGTTACAGACCTAATCATATCCATGTAATGATTGTAATTGGCTATAAGCATTTGAGTCTTACTTGCCCCTGAATTTGACGTGAGCTGCTGAATAGGAACTCTTGCATTATTGAACTCACCATCTTGAGTATAACTACGTCCAATAACACTACCCGTTTGAAAATAAAGACGCAAAGCATCTTCAGGGTTATATGCATTACCTGTTCCTAAATCAACCTCATTAAGACCATCAGCATCAATAAACACACCATCAGGTACAGTACGAGCAATAACTTGTTGAAGCTTTAAGTGTGTTAACTGAATTAAATCAGCAAAAGGAATCATCCTTCTAACCAATGATTCAATAACACCCTTATACATACGTGGTGCTACTGCAACATAGTTTGGCAATGCGTGTTGAGATGTTGACTTTGGTCTAACCATGTTTTCAGCCATCTCCCACTTAAGAATAATGTTTGTTCCCATAACCATTATCCCGTCATACCATACATCAATAGTCTTTTCTATCTTTTCAAACTTACCCTCTTCCATCATTTCAGTAGGAGGATTAAAGTTTTCATCTTTTTCAATTACACGAGTTCCACCATTTTCAAGAATCTTTTTCTTATAGACCATTTTCTTTGTGGTCTTATAATTAAAGTATAACAACGTGCAGGTATCTCTATAGAATAAACTGTTCTCATAAAAACGAGCAACATTATAGTAGTTGTACCAACTTTGACTATACATTGATATTTCCTCCAACTGCTCACGTGTAAGTGTTGGGTCAATCTTCATTAACTCAGTTACAGGAAGAGTCTTTATCTCTCCCCAATAAAAACAATCAGTAAAGAACGGGTCTTCGGTATAGCTGTATACTATATTAGCAGGGTCTACGTAAGACACTTGAACTCCTGCTCCGGGAAGAAACTCGTGTTTAGCAACACCAATTCCAATAACGGTTAAGTCGTAGTCAATTCGTTTCCTTGTATCTTGATAATGATTCTCGTCAAATATTGTATTAATAGCTTCTTCTTCAGCAATCTCTATTGCAGGCTTGTAGTTTAACTGCATATATAAAGACAACTCTTCATCTGTTTCAGGCAATTCTTCAGGGTCCATCATAAACGGATTAACTCCTGTAGACTCTTGTATGGTAGTCAGAACATCCTTAGCAGCCATTTGACCCTCTATCATATCCTGATACTTGCTTCTCTTAGATTGAGACATTGCATCTTGTGCATAAGTCTTAACCTTAAAAAGTCTATCAGACATTCCATTAACAACCACATCAACAAACTTTGGAAGGATAGGTACGGGAGTCCAATCTAAATTTAAATATGACAAGTCGCCATCTACAGCAAGTTCATTCTTATATTTTTCTACAGACTGCTCACCTCTTGCATATAAACGCAATCTGTTAAAATCTCTCCATTGACTATAATAGCGACATTGGTTACCATCTTTTCTAAACCATTCGTATTGTATAGCTTGACCCACTTGAAGTCCAAATGCATCAGTAGCTTTTTCACTATCTGAAACAAATTGCCCCGGAAATCCGGTAGCTGATATATTAACTACTATATCTTTCATCTAATAAGTTGACTTGTATTCCCACTATTAGTATACCTTGCGAAATTAACACTAATTTTTGATTCTTTTTTTTCGGGTAAATATACGTGTTTTTGATTTGCCATAATAGCTAATCCTGAACTAATCGAAGCATCAAACTTTGTTCTATCATTTATATCAAACTTTGCCCAATCCTCAAGGGTTCTTGTAAAGTGCATTGTTCCCATTTCATCAGGGTCTCTATATGTACCTGCTAAATCCATTCCTATATGCTTTTCAATATAAGACTCAATTGCTGAAGCGTGTGCCTGCTTTATATCCTCAGAAGAGTTAGGTATACCACCAAGCTCACGTTCAGTCTTAGTTAGTTTTGCATAATGCTTGTCGGGTCTGTTCATGCAAAATGCCCTATATCCCCTATTTTTAAAATGATACAATAACCTTGGTTTGTTATTTTCTACAAGTATAGGCATACCGTAGAACACACAAGCCATAAGTACTTCTTCAAAAAATATTTCAGCCGTCTGAGGTCGAGCTATGTATTCAAGAAAAAATTCATTTACAGGAGCCTCGTCCATGTGGTACTTAGTCATTCCGTGAAGCGACCCATTGGAGCCCCTTCCGCCAACTACTGCAGATATATCATACGAGTCACAACCAAACGTCCCAAGATGTTCATTGCCGGGATATTTTATTCCATTTCGAGTAGATATATTGTTCTGTATATTGCTATTTGGTATCCAACTAATTAAAAATCTACCCCTATTATCGGGAGTCCAAACAACACTTGAGTCCTTCTCCCCGTCTCTCCAATGAAACATACCCCTTGTTGTATGATGCTCCTTTATCAAAGAGTCATTGTAATCAATCTGCTGATATATCTTAGTTAGATTAAATAGAGAAGACTTACTCTCATCTCTAAAAGCATGGCTTTCGGTTCGAGGGAACTGCCTATAAAATTCATTTAATGCATCTGAGTCGTTCTTAAGAGAATCAACCTCTGCCTCCCAATAATCAATAGCCCCATTTACAATATCGTTACCGTCTACTCCACGGATAGGAGATATTGGCTTTCTGAATACAGGCATGCCGTGTATGTCTATAAATCCTTCCATATTCCATTCCATCGGAACAAACAATGCGTACATTCCGCTTTTTGTTTGACCGTTAGCATTTCGCAAATCGATACGTGAGTCTTCATATAGTTTCTTATAGTTGTCTCCACCCTTACTAAGTGCATTTGAGGTAGACCCCATCATGCACTTACCAATAATTTTACTACCGACCCTAAGACAGGTCTTGGTAACCCTCCAATTGTTTAAAATGTTATTTGGCTTAACCCACTTAGCACTCTCATCGTGAGCTAAGAATAATAACTTCTCTCCATCGTATGAGTTCTCCTCAGTATTCTTCCAATCTATTGTAGTATCAAGACCTTTAACTTCTTCATTATCAACATCATACATATTCTTTTTTGTTATCTTTGATGCAGGAACCCTATAAGCAAGTTCTGTTTTAGGTTTATCCATACCATCCATAACGGGCTTAAAGAAAAATGGCAGCCTACTATTAATAGGAACAACCTTATCCGTAAACATCTTCTTAGCGTCAGCACCCGTCTTAGATAGTATGCCAACCCTTGCGTCTTTTGCAAGCGTACCTATATTGACGCACTCTGAGGATGACATAAAAGAAAATCCTGAACGTCTTATCTTTAGGTATATCATACCAAAACATCTTGGGTCAGCTTTACATGCCTCCCAAAAAATAAAGAATATTCTATTTGCTTCCCTATAATCGGGGTATCCAATGTCAATACTTGACCACTGCAAGTACATCCAATGAGCCCCCGTAATATATGTTGGTCTTCCGTTATTCATAAACCAAAAGCCTTGCTCCCTATAATCAAATTGCTGTTCAATATAGTCGACCCATTTATCTTTAAACTCAGATGGCATGTCATTCCATTGAAATATAGATTGAATCTTTTCTAAGTTCTTAGGCAACTCTTCTCTTTCCCAATATTGTTCTGATGATTTTTGGTGTCTTTGAAGACACTCTTTGGGTGCAAGTGGAAGTGCAATATGTAGTCCTGATATATTTATAATGTCACCTATTTGACCCGTCTTTGATATGATGACCATATCATACTGTTCATTATAGCCATATTTCCAAGACCGAACATTATTCTTATTAGATAAAGCGACCTTAGAAACATAGTCTTTAACTATTTTATATATACTATTTTGACCTTCGTTCTGCAAATCCTTGTTTTGTATCTGTTCTTTTAACTCCGTTCTCTAACATATCAAGACTTTCTTTTTCTGCATCAATACGGTTAAGTATCTCGAATGCATCAAATATAGCAAGCTTCTTTGTAGCAGCAGCGTTCTTTAATCTATCTGCAGCAAGTTCATCATCAGGGTCGGGCTTAATAATATCCTCCTTTGCAACCTTTATTAGTTGCTCAACGGCTTGCTTTCCCGCTTCTATTATCCTAAGCTTTATATCTTTACTCATTTGTTTTTCTTTAAAAATGCAACTTGTATTAGGCGACTTAAATCACCTGTCCCAAAGTTCTCATATATATTACGAGAGTGGGGTAAAGCTGAATCAAAAATAAGCATCCTATTAAAATTTGAATAAGCTACAAATGATGGTTTCATATTGTGGTCGTAAATAGTCGTACCATCTTCTATTGGAGCTTCTTTGCTTAAATAAAGAATAGCAGTCAGGTCTCCCATCATCTCGTCCGTATGCACAAAGTTTGGCTCTTCTTGACCCTTTGGAGACTTTCTAATAAAGTTCCAAACAACCTTATAATCAGGAAATAAATCATTTACATACAAAGCAAACTCATCATCATGGTCCCTTGGTTGTATGTTTTTAAAAACATTTTCTCCGTCATATATGTCAACAAACTCATTGTCGAGTATATCTTCGACATACTCATCAGGGAATTGAATTACATTGTCCGATAAGATTACATTCATAGTTTTATGGTTATTTGGTGGTCAAACATTCTATATAACTTTTCTCCATCTACAGTAAACTCATACTCGCTATCGGGTTGAAAGCATACTATGTCCCCTTCTTGTACTCCTTGTGTCAAGAGATAGTCATTAGGATAAACCATCTTTCCCATAAGAGGCTCATTAGTAAATGGTTTCTTAACGTATGAATCTATTGCAGGGATTGGTTTTACAAAACAATATTTATTGTAAGTGTTCCACGTGAAACCATTATTATACATAAAAAATTGGTCAGGTTCAATAAAGAATAGGTCATCCTTAAAGAAGCTTCTACCACTTTTTTGATTACCACGCATATCATTATAAAACTTAAATACATTATGGTGTACAAGCAATATGTCCCCAATTGAAATGGGACCATTGTATTCTAATGGAAGTTCTACGACTTTAGCATATCTATTTGAGAACTTGTGGTCTTCTTCTGATGTACTTGTTATTATTTCAATTCCACCTATCTCCTTTGTATTGTCGTATCTTTTCCCATTTACCGGCTTTGCTATGAAGTTAAATGGTGACCTCATTAATAGTTTATATTATATTCTATAGATATAGGGATGGTTGAGTTAAACTCCTTCCAAAGGATTACCTCTTGAGTATCATTAATAATGTAAACCTTAAAAGACTGTTTTTCATTATCGTATTTGATAAGATGTATTTTATTGGTTTCCCCAAGAACATCTTGCCCTACTATATAATGCATAGCCCCTCCCTTGTAGTCGGGACCAACAGATATTTTCCTTATATCCATATTAGATTAGATTTTATTTTATTACTATACGAGCGTAAGCAAGTAAAGAGTTTCATTAACAAGACCAAGCATCTCATCCATTATGTTTTGAAGGTCTGAAGAATAATTATCTCTCTCAGCTTCAATTGTAACTTGCATAAATTTCATGTGTGATACAGCGTCTTGGTTTTTTGATTCAGGTATAATTAACTCAACCCTGCCATTACGACCAAAGTACTTCTCGGTAAATGAATCAGTAAGGTCAAGAATCTTGTCATAGTACATACCAAGAGCTCTATGTTCAGCGTATGAAGTTGTTTGAAGGTGAGCAATATGCATTGTGTCACGAGATTGAAATAATGTTCCAATAAATTTTCCGGGTGCCATATTATTGTATTTTTAAGTTAGTTATTACAAATATACGTTATTATGGGTTTGTTAATGTATATCCGTTTAGAGCTAATGTAGCAGGAGAAGTTAAGGTGTATGTATTTAGTACTGAAACGTATCCTTGTAATGTCTTAACACCTGTTCCGTTTAGTGTAAGGTTGCGATAAACTTGTTTTGTAAGAATTGTTAATCCACCTTTTATGTCTTGATTATTTAATCCATATATCCAAGTGTTAAGGTTTGTTGATGTATCAAGCACTCCTGTTACCATTGGTGTTGCATTACCTTGATAAGTTATTGTTCCTGAATTTAATAATTTGCTATTAATATTATCTCCATTTATGGAATTAGTTATTACAAATTGTCTTATTGTAGATACATTTGTTATTGTTATTGCTCCTGAAATAATAACATTATATAATGTAATATTTGTTGAATTATTAGAATTAGATGTTATATTCTGATTATTAGTTGTAAACGTACAAGTACCTGTTCCAAAATTTGGAGTACCACTTATTGCATTTGTAGTTATTCCACCCCTAAACTCTATAGTTGGGTTTCCTGAAAGAGTTAATATTCCTCCTGCTGCACTACCTAAAACAAAAATCCCTGTAAATAACAAACTACCTGCTCCTGTTTTTGAAAATTCTGAATTTATAAGACTTTGAGTAGCTATAGTAGTAGTTCCACCAACCGATAAATCGTATGTTAAACATTCAAATTTTCCATTTCCAACAGACAAATTTCCTGCAAGTGTTGTATTTCCGCTCAAAGACTTAGTACCTGTTCCTGAAGTAAATAAAGAATAATAAGAAGTTCTTGGTATAGTAAAGTTTCCATTTGCTATATATCCAATAGTATTTGCAAAAGTTGTTACATCAATAGAACCTGTACTCATTGGTGTTGTAAAACTATTAAGATATAAAACACCCTTATTATCAACTTTACTTGTACTTAATGTTCCATTTATTGAACTTGTAACTTGAACAATTTTGGTTGCATTTGTTATTGATAATGTTATTGCACCTGAAACAACTATATTTTCAAATACAATTAAAGTACTTGTATTATTATTATTATTTAATGTTTGATTATTAGTTGTAAATGTCCAAGTACCTGTACCTGCATTATTTGTACCTGATGCTTCAATTAAAAAACCTCCTCTACATTCAATATTTGGATTTCCTGTAAATGATATAAAACCATAAGTTGCTCCTGTTCCTACACTTAATAAACCAACAAAAGTCATATTTCCACCACCTGAATTTGTAAATGTTCCACTATTTTGTACTGTAGTAGTTCCACTTACAAATAATGTAAATGTTGATGTGTCAAATAATCCACTTTCATTCAAATTCCCATTCAATGTAGTATTAACACCAAGTGTTTTAGTTCCTGTTCCACTTATTGTAAGATTATGGAATGTTGTAAAGTATGATGGTATTGTTGCTGAATAGTTACCTCCGTAATTTATTGTATTTGCAAATGTTGAAAAATCAAAAACTCCTGTTGACATTGATGGAACAGATGCAGTATTACCAAATTGTAATAATGACCTATTTGTAAGTTGACTACTTGCAGTTGAACCATTAATAGGACAATTTAAAACAAGATAGTCATTTCCTGCTGCTGCAATATTCAATGTTATATTTCCTACAATATTAACAGAATTTGCATCAATAATATGTGCCCCTGAACCACTATAGTTTACTTGTACATTTTGTGTATTTGTTGTAAAATTAATTACACTATTTGCAAATGTACCTATTGGAGGATTCCAAGTCCAACCACCTCTAAATTCTAAAATTGAATTTATAATTTCATACCTTCTTATACCAAACCAAGTTACTAAACCTTTAAAAATTAATGTACTACCATTTGCAATAAAATCTCCTATTGATGTATTAAATATAATTCCACTTTCTATTGTAACATTATATCCTCTTGTATCAAATGTAGAAGATATAACAGGAGTAATTGCCGTACCTGTTGAAACTAAATCTGAAGTTAAAAACTTTGGACTAATTCCTGACATACTGACAAAATTATAAGTTAAAGGCATTATTGGTTGTGGAATACCATCATTTCTTGCATAGGTTATGTTTGCTTCGGAAATACTATATACATAGTTATTAATATAATTTTCACTACCATATAAATTAATAGTTCCTGTTAAATGATTTAATGTTCCTGTGCATTTTAGGTTTCCAAAAATATTAATATTACTTCCTGTTGATCCATAATTAAATGTTCCTGTTATAAATAAATTATATGCAGATATAGCAGTAGGTATTACTGAATATGTAATAGAATTTCTAATATAAACATCATCATTTGCAGTAGGCAACAAACCAACCCTTCCTGAAGCGGTTTGCCATACAGATGTATCATTCCATATCCCATCCTTTACAGAATAGAACACTTCCCTTTGCTGAATATTAGGAAATCCACTATCAGCATTATTTGTAAATTTCTCTACAAAATCATTAAACCCTGCGTTACCATTTCCTATTGGAAATCCAAACATAAATTATATTTTAATAGTCACCACCACGAACAAGAACTGCTGTACCATCTGCTACAGAACCATACACTGATTGTGAAACTTGCACCTTCTGACCACTTGCTAAAATGAGTCCATTAGTAAATGTGATTGTTACAGTGGCACCAATAGCTGTTGCTGATGCAGTGACAGCAGATAGCACCACCTCAGAAATAATTCTTGAGTTAAGACCTGATGTATCAGTGATATAAACTCTCTGTACCCTTGCAGCAGAAGCTGCAGGTGTAGCTTGAGAAGATGTGAAGATAATAAAGTCCACTCTTGAACCATTGCTTCCTGCAGTCATGACATCTATAAGAGTTCCTGAACCATCACGAGCAGTGTTTGCTGCTGCTATTGATGCTGTTACCGCTCTTGGTGTGAGCGTGAAAATAGGCGAAGTATTTGCAGGCATTGTTTATTGATTAAAAAGGTTAAGAATTTCTTGTTCTGAAGCACCACCATCAACTTGTTTCTGATAAGCAATTAGCTCCTCAGAGGTGCTTTCCTTGATGGTGATTGTAATACTATTAGTGTCAATCACTCTTGTAATCTGTATCTGCTGAATGCCAATTGACGTGGCTGCAGAAGTTGTCTCTAAACTAAAGAATGTTCCTTCAATCATTCCTGTTTGTTCACAAGAATAAGTTACAGGTCCATTAGGGCTTGACACAATTATGTGTCCATTGGGTGCTGTGTATGTCATATTATGTAAAATTGTAATAGTTAAATAATCCTGATGCTCCTGCCACTCCACCACCTGAAGCAAGTGGCTGCCATCCTGTTGATGTATATTGATATAGTCCTTCTGTAGTGTCTGTCTGATAAACAACGAGTCCTGTTGCAGGACTTGATATAGCAAGTCTTTGTGTAAGAGTCATTCTTGGTGGAAGGAAACCTTTGGTTGTTGAATCTATTTGTAAAATTGCTCCTGAACCAACAGAAGTTCCTTGTCCTATCATTATTGTTTGAGTTGATTTACCAAGCATAAATACATTTGATAAATCTGTTCTTACCTGATGACCAATAATGGTAGTATTAGTAAGTGCAGTGCCTCCTGATGACCAACCTGTATTTAATCCTATAAATATTGTCTGATTATGATTAGCATTTACATTTGATGCTGTTGAAGTTCCTGCATAATAACCAATTCCAATATTATCTACTCCTGTTGTTACATTATATAAACTTGCAGGTCCAATACCAATATTTCCTCCACCTGAAGTATTATTATATAATGATTGCCAACCTAATGCAACATTATATTGTGAAGCTCCTGTTCCACCAGCACTTTTACCTATTGTTACATTATAATTACCTGTTGAATTATAAGGAATACCACTTATTGATACACTACTACTACCACCTAAATTTATAAAGCCTGTTGTAGTTCCTTCTCTCCATCTCCAAGCAGCTCCATCATATATAAATGCCAAACCACCGTATGCCGTTGTCCCACTTAATTCAATAACTTTAAATGCACCTGAAAAGTTATTTGCATTTGCAAGACCATCAGTATTAATCCTTGTTACAGTCATAACTCCTGCCCTTGCATCTCCATTTACATCAAGTTGATAAGAACCACTATCTGTCGTAGTTCCCAATAATAATCGTCCACGAATAGCAGATGTTACTGTTGAAGCATTACCTATTATGGTAGTGTTTGAACCAAGACCTGTTTCAGCATAACCAATTACAATTTGGTTAGTTTGGTTATCAGCTAATTGTTTAGTTTGATAACCAATCATGATACTATTGGTATATGCCGTAGCAGCGGTATTTGAAGCACTATAATATCTACCTGAATCATTACCAATAAATACATTATTATTACCTGTAATACCAAATCCTGAACTTGAGCCTATAATAGCATTATTTGCAGATGTTGTTCCAAGTCTTGTATTTGTTCCTATAATTGCATTAAATGAGCCTGTTGTAATGTTTTGACCTGATGTATAACCAATTAAAACATTACCTCCACCACCTAAAACATTTACTCCCGCTTGTTCACCAACAAATGTACCTTGGTTTGCGGTTGTTAATCTACCTGACCTATAACCTATTGCTGTATTTTGAACACCATTTGACACAGTTAATAGTGATTCATAGCCAACTGCCGTATTTGTTGAACCTGTGGTATTTGCATTTAAAGCAGTTACACCTACTCTTGTATTTGTTGCAACAGAACCGCTACCAAGACCAATATTTAAAGTATTAATAACTATATCTGCACCAATAACTCTTAAACCAATATTACTCACCCCTGTAAATGCACCAATAGTAAACGTAGGGTTAATTTCTAATCCAACTAATACATCACTATTCGCAGAAGCAACAAGTGTATGATTCATTAATATACCTCTTGCTATTGCACTTGAAGCAGTATTACTACCGGTAAATGTTAGATTAAATCCTCCACTTGTTAATGTTCTATTAGAAGTTAATGTTCCATTTGAGTTGTATATATTACTTGTTGATACCGTTACCCAAGAAGCACTTGTACCATCGGTAGTAAGATATTTACCATTGTTTCCTGTCTGTGAAGGCAGGGCATCAACTGTTGCCCATGAAGCAGCAGAACCATTGGTCGTTAAATACTTCCCACTGTTGCCCGTTTGTGAAGGAAGAGCATCGACAGACGCCCAACTAAGTAGACTTCCATTTGTTGTTAAGTACTTACCGTTATTACCTGTTTGAGAAGGAAGAGCATCTTGTTTTCCATTAAACGTAGTCCAATCAGCACTACTCAATGCACCTCTATTTGTTGCACTTGCCGTTGGTAGGTTAAATGTATGTGTATCTGTTGCTGAACTAATTGCAAAGTCTGTTCCACTTGTACCTGTTGCAAAGTATTGAGAAGTTGATGTAAGCCCATTTAATGATGCTATTCCATTTGCAAAGGTTGTTGTTACACTACTAATGTTTGAGTTCTCAGTATATAGTGTAACAGTCTTTCCGTTTGCATTAGCAATTTGAACTTGAATAACTATTCTATCTGTAGCTAATAAAGTTACTCCTGTTGGTATTGATACCGCAAATTGATATAGGTCTTTAGTAGAACCATTTGTTATTTCTTCTGCTGATCCCGTAGCAATAACAGTAATAGTTGTTCCATTCCATTTCTCAACAATAGCTTGTATAGTTGCGTGATTTGAACCACCACCTGTTTCAGATAAATAACACTCAAACACCCATATACCTGCAGGGATTGATAGGTGATTAGGTTGACCTACATCAGTTATGAATGAAGCAATCACTCCTGTTGTACTTCTTGTAAAATTAGCAGAAGCACCTGATTGAGCTGCTGTAGAAAGCTGATACATTGTAGTACCACCTATACTTCCTTGAGATGTATTACCGTTTAAATAATAAACAGTACCACCTCCACCGCCACCTACATTAGGAAATGTAGCTAATGTACCATCACCCCTTACATACTGACTTGCTACTCCTGCTCCTGTAACCGCTATAGTACCACTTCCTGTAACAGGTGATGAAGTGACTGTGAAAGCAGATGGCATAGATAATCCTACAGATGTTACAGTACCAACACTCCATGTTCTATCTGCACTTAAGTCAAAATTAGTACCGTTAATTGTTAATGTCCTTGTAGTTGGAACATACCCGGAAAGACTTGGCACAGGAACTGTTAATATATTACCCACTGAATCAAATCCAAGATACCCAACATTGGTACCTGTAAATGAACTTGTTGTTGTATAATATGGTAATACTAATTGACCACTCTGAAGATTTTTACTAACTACATTAGAATTAATCTGCTGAAGGATATTGCCATCAGTATATGAATGATACGTCTGCCTTGGACTACCTGTATTATTCATTTGAATAGTATAGGTATAAGTAGTACCACTTGTATTTGTATAGTTTACAGTACCACCCGAAACAGAATTATAATTAAATGTTACTGTATTTGATGCGTAAGAAAGAATACTGTCTGTAAGAGCACTTACACCACTCCACATAGGAAGATAATATACTGTACCCGTACCCGTAACAGGGTTTGTTAGTGCGTTCTGCTTGTTGTTAAACGTATTCCAATCGGTACTGCTCAGATACCCGTCTGAACTGACACCCGCCTGCGTAATACCTATAGTGCCTGACCCCGTAATAGTACCACCCGTTAGCGGTGCACTCGTTCCAACACTCGTCACAGTACCTACTGACCAAGACCTGTCAGCACTTAAGTCGTATGAGGTTCCATTAATGGACAACTGCCTTGTACTTGGTACACCACCAAGCCCCGATAGGGTGTAATTAGGAATATTAAATGCACCTGTTAAATTACTGTAGGTAGAAGCACCACTATTTCCCGTGGTAGTCAAACTTATAGCAGAACGTGCTCTGCTATCAGTAAAATAAAGGTTAGTTCCTTCTGAAATATTTGTAGTAGTAAGAACAACAACACCAACTTGCCCGTTTACAGACACTACAGTGTCCGTATTATCTACCTGTTGCCATGCAGTGCCGTCAAAAATAATCCAATCTCCTACATTCCAATCTGAAATGCCATCAATGTTGGTGCTTCCCGCAACATTTACCACATAGTACCAACCTTTTGTACCTACTCCACTTTGAATAAGTGGATTATTTGTTGATGCGTTCCAAGTACCCTTATATATAACACCTCCAACAAGGCTGTTTACTTGATTTTGTAGCTTACCAAAAGCTTGAAGTATGCTATCAGTAGAAGAAACAGAACCTCCCGTAATAGTAAGCCCCGTAAGAACCTTTCCTATAACAGCACCGTTACTTAATGTTACAGTAGTTACACCCGGTCCTGAACCTGTAGCCTCACCCGTAAGACTTGTTATGTAGTTCCCTGCAATTTGATAAACAGTAGAGTCAAGTGACCCGTCAGCTTTTAAAAAATCAGATACTGTACCATTGGTGTTAATAAAAGAATTTGCAGAAATGTTAAATGCACCTAAAAAAACGTCTTCAAGAGCCCCAACATAAGGAATGTAATTGCCTATTACTATAAGATTAGCAATATCTCCAATAGAAAAATTCTTTGTCTCATTAACATTCTCTACATCAGTACCTATTAAAAGGTCATTTAATGTAGGTGTAGATATAATGGGGTATGTACTTATCTTAGCCATAGTGTTACAAAGATACTTATTTTGGAAGATAGCGTTTGATTAACAACACCCCTATAGGTATTAATATTAACCACCACAAATTTAAATAACTTGGCTTTTTATCTATAGTCTTAATAAAAGTATCTTTATTTTCAGACTTGCTTAACTTGATATTACTATCAGATGACTTTGATACTATAGCCTTCGAGGTATCTAAAGTTTTTTTATGGGTATTTTTTATCTTAACAGATGCATTAAAGTACTCTTTACCACCAATAATAAGAGGCTTTGAGGTATCTATAGGCACAATCTCAATTTCATCCGTTGTTTCTTCTACACTTATACCGTTATTTTGAACTGAAACACTGTCTTTTTTATCTGAAAGCACACTATCTACATGTGATTCCACGTAAGATTTTGATATAGTAGCTTTTCTTGTAATGCAAGAGAATAAGATTAAGCTAAGGAAGATTAGTGTAAGATGTTTTGCCATTGGTTTTTACAGCTTTTAAACGCTGCTTTCTGTTTTTATCTTTTGAATAAGAGACATGAACCCAATCAGGATTCTCATCTGTTCCAAACTCCCAAATTAATTGGTCGTAGTCAAGTTTATCTTTGATAAAATTGTATATATCAGCGTTACTAACACCATCACTACTACCGTCCATATCAATGTCAATTGCTTGACCCTTGCTATGTTGACTTGTTTGACTACCACCTATGGCATCGTTCAACTCTTTGCTACGATAGCCGGAGCTGATATGTATTGGTACACCAAAATGCACCCTTATTTTCTCAAATACATTCTCAGCCAAAATTTTAAAGTTCTCCAAATGCTCAGCAGTAGGAGTATTGCTTATGCCTTTACGCTTTGCAGTCTCACTTCTTGTCATTTCAGCAAGTGATAAATGCTCAGATATTTTCATCTTTATCTTTTTTAAATATCTTTTCAGCAGCACTTATTCCTAAAGCTGCAGCAGATAAAGCAGCAACAGAATAAACTAATGCATCTGATGGTTTATTTTCAGAATTGTGACTTACATATAAGGTATAACATAGTGCTATTGCACTAAAAATACCAACAAATCTTTTACTTGATGCTTGTCCATTCTCAGATAAAAATCCTTTTGACCATTCTAAAAATTTCTTCATCTTATTTGCCATTATTTTTTTAAAAAATCAATAATAACTTTTAAAGCACCAAATCCAACTAATGTAACAAGAGCATAAAAATATGACTTATATTTTTTCAACTCATACTTAATGGCATACATTTCTCTCTCAACTCTTTTAAAGTCGCCTATTAATCCATCTGATTCTCTATCAATAGGATTGCCTGCTAAAAGATTATGCATATCTTTTATAAGAGCTTTTACTTCAGACAACTCTTTCTTTAAACTCTCTAACTCTTCAGCCATAAAATCAAGTCTACTTTTTTCTTGATTGCTCATCATATTTGTATGGATATAGCGATTACCATAGTGCTAATATATTACTCGCTGTTGTTGTTGATGAAAATACTCTAAGCACTTGAACGGGAATAAATGTTCCATTAGCTACATTATAAAACGTAACATCATCACCTCCAACAGTAAGAACACGAAGAACTCCTCCTACTCCTGCTGTACCAACATAGAGAACACATCCATTGTTAACACCTCCTGATACATCAGGAATGTTTACAGTGTCACTTTTAGTGACTACAGAAGCTCTGCCTGCTTGTAATTTTTGATATGCCATAATTAACCTATTTTTTTTATTTCATAAGGGAACGCACGATTAAGTGCATCTTTTCTTTTTTTACAACCACAATCTTTACCTGTAGCTTTAGCTACAGTATCAACAACTTTTTTAATTCCTGTTGCGGTGGTGATTTTCTCTATGGTATCACCAAGACCTTTGCTTTGTTCAGTTAGTTTCATCGTCATTAATTTTTTCAGCTTCGATTCCCTCTACCCATCCTGCAAGGAATTTAAGGTCTTCGATACCTTCGGTTGAAAATGTAAATTCATAAAAATCAAAAGTTTGTTCAAGGAGATTTTTCATATCCCCATTCATCTTTTTAATTCCGTCTTTTGTATACTTATAATCACTTTTCTCATCTAACTCTAATATCCCTTTCTCATCACAATAAGCATTGTCTAACCTAACTTCTTGACGCTTCTCATCATACTGTTCAAAGATTGGCTTAATCTTTTCAGCAATTTTTTTAAGCTTTACTTCTCTTTTACTTCCCTTCTCTGCAGTAGTTGCATTTAAACTTCGAACCAATTCCAATAACTGTTTGTTTGTTTTTGTTGTTTTCATTTTATTTTATTTAATTTGTTATTACTGTACAGCCATTTGATATAAGCGTAGCCACATACCCATCACCCGTTACACTTGGTGCAGAATTTGTGCCACCGCTTAAATTAACAGTTCTATTTTGTAAATTAATAACAACTGCAAGTTGATATAATATACCATCTATAGAAGTTTGATTTAAAGCACCATCAATAACATAAAAATCATTATCAAATATAGTTAAACTTGAAACATCAAGTGTTGTTAACAATGGGTTAGTATTTATAAAAAAATTACCTGAAACTTCTTGTAAATTATTTATATTAAGATTTGTTAAAATATCACAACTGTCTATATATACACCACTTTTTACTGTTGTTAAATTAGATAGGTTTAATGTACTAATTAATGATAAGTTTCTAAAATATATACCCCACCCATTCCAACTTGGCACAACAGATTGAGCATATACTCCAATAGTTTCTAAAGCAGATAAATCTATATTTTGAACTACATTGTTGTTATCTAATGAAATAACAATACCACCTTTTACTGTTGTTAGATTTGGTGCAGAGATTGCTGAAAACCCTTGTTGATACGTATTGTATCCATTTTCCAAATAAATCTCAGCACATGATGTTCCACCAAAATAAACAATATCAGGAACAAAAAATGGACTTCCTATAGAACTTGATTCCCCTTGAGAAGCAAATAAATCATATATGTCACTTAACAAATAATTTTTTGTAGCATTAGTATTCTCTGCGTCAGACCCTATTAACTTGTCTGAAAGAGTTACATTGCTATCAACATTATATGAACTAATTTTTCCCACTCTTAATTTCTTTTATTCTATTTTCTGCCTCTTTCTTAATTTCAAACTCCTCAATATGAGGCTGCCCGCTTAATAATTTAGCATTTGGTTTTAATTCAACCAAATGAAATATATCAATATTATTATGACAAAGTATAAACATATTATTATGGATAAACTCTTATTTCAATTGATGTTGCATCTCCATTTGTATCTAAATCCATTAAACTTGCTCCTAAAGAATAACAATAAAGAATACATTCAGTATCGCCTACTCTACCTATTTGTAACGCAAAAGGACCATTACTATTATAACTTGGTGTATTTGCAACAGCCCAAGTTTTATTTTCAGGGAATATTCCTGTTGTAACTATGTAGTACAATCCTGCTGAAGACCTTGTATAAGTTATTGTTTCACCTAAAGTATTTTCAAGAACTGTAGCAGTAGGAGCATCAGTTCCAACTTGTGATAGCAATGCAACATATTTTAAATATGAACCACCACCCGCAGTATCAACAATGTCTTGCATTGTGTAAGGTTGTGTTTGAGTATTGATGACAGCACTCTTTCTTTCAGTCAAATTTACTTCAGGTGCTATACCTATGAACCTTGTATCTAATGGGACTGTTGCCATGTTATTTGTTTTTTATATCGTAAAATTTATTATACTCAGCTTGCTTAACCTTCTCAGGAAATATTTTTCTAAACAAACTTGGGTTTGTATATTTTCTTGGAGCATCAACAGGAGTGTCCCTGTTATTGCGAACCTCATTAACATTAAGTCTGTTAGCAGGATTCTTGATACTGTTCTCCCACTTTACAATAGGAGTCTCAGCTAATGGAATATCCTTTCTTTTAACTTTTTTCTTTTCAGGTTCTTGATAAGCCATGTCCTATATTTTTACAAATATACTAAACTTTGGAAACTCTTTTACCCATACCAACCCTGCTCTTCTCCAATTTCTTTGCAGCAAGCTTGGATGGACTTAACTCCGACTTGGTCGTTGGTGTCTTTGAAGACACTCTTTTTGTCGGACGACAATACTCATTCTTACCGCCCGCCCCACATTCCTTACCGCTTTTGGTATCTTCCCACTTCTCTGACTGCCACCTCTTTAGTGCACTGCCTGCTTCTGTCTTGCGAACAGAGCCTGACGACTTCCTGCATTTAGCAATAGCCTGAGAGGCTCTCGCAGATGGGAACACATCATACGATGCCTTTACTTTTTTATAACAAGCATCTTTCATTACTTCTTCTTCTTAGGTAATGATTTTGTTACTTTTGATACATTGCCTTTTAAAAATTTCATTGGTCCATCCAATGATTTCTTTGACTCGAATTTTTTAGCCTTTGCTGTTGTTCCTTTCATTAGTATTTCCCTTTTCTGTTTTTAGGAGATGATTGCGTTGAGCCACCGGGACCTGCCCATAAATTATGACACGCCCAATAACGTGGTGTCAACTTATCGTGTGACTCGGCACACTTGTGTCTTGCACGAAATGAAGACCGTGCTGCCTCTGAATAGTTATGACCATACCCCTTAGCACCAAAGTGCAGCAACTTCTCCTGACCATTGGCACAAGCCAATACCATTCGTTTCTTGCCGGGTCTATCCGATGAGACAACACGATTGCATTTCATTTTTGACTTATCAGCCATTAGTACTTCATTTTTTTACCTTTACCCATTGCAGCTTTTGCAACTTTCTTAGCAGCAGCTTTCTTTACACCACCTGAAGATGCAGGAGGCTGAAGCATTGAAGACTTTGGAAGATTTGGAACATCTTTTTTCATAATTGTGTATTTTTGTACAACAAATGTAATAAAATAAAATGAAATCAGATTACCTCAAATTTTGGAGAGTTATCCGCTACTACGTCAGAGCTCGCTATAACATAAGCCAAGCAGACCTCGAGATGCTACTTTTCCTTTACTCAGAAAAATATTTTAGCGTAACAGACTTTGAAAAGTTTAACCACCTACTTTCATGGGATACAGGTAGGTTTAATCGACTCCGACAAGATGGTTGGATTGAGAACTTTAGGGAAAAGTTCAACACCCGTAAAGCACTATATGGATTGACATTTAAATCAACAAGAATGATTCAGTCAATATATAGAAAACTAAATGGAGAAGAAATACCTACACAACCCAACAATAACCCACTTTATAAAAAAAATGTGTCGTATAGTGATAAGATTTACCGTGATATGATTACTGAAATGAATAAGTATATACGAGAGTCAAAATCAAATAACAATTACAACGTCCCGTTCTTGGATGATTGAGTACTGAACGTCATGTATTATCATGGTATACCCATGAGCCTTGTCATAGTATATGTCATCACCTTGCTTTAAAGTGAGTACATCTGTCCCCGGCTCAATAACAATACCACGCTTATACCGTAGTTGATTGGTATCGTCACCTGTCAATGTTAAACCTGAAGCGGTTTTAACTTCCTCATCTACGTTCTTAACAACAATGTTTTTTCCTATTGCTTTCATAAGTCTATTTGTATTTCGTTTTCGTGACCACAATGTGGGCACACTGCAACATTAGAATATATCTCCTCAACATCACCATCACCCCAATATATTATGTCAATCTGCATCACAAATAACCAAACAAATGAGCAGTCATTGCAACCCATAAAGAATGAATCATATTCAACTCCCACCTCCATCTACTTAGCATCATAGGTTCTTGCCATAGTGATAATTGCATTTGTACTAAGGATGGTTGTTGCTACGCTGACCGCATTCTGAAGGGCACTTCGTGTCACCTTCAGTGGGTCGATTACACCCATCTTTATAAGGTCTCCAAACTTTCCTGTCTTTAGATTATACCCATCACCTGCATTGCAGGTTAGAGGGTAAACATCACCAAACTTTATCCCTGCGTTCTCAAGTATTTGATTTAGTGGTGAAACCATCGCTCCATTAAGCACCCTTGCTGCAACCTTCTTCTCCTCACTCCAATCTTCTTGTATGTCTACCGTGCTCTCAAATAGTGCCTTGCCCGCTCCGGGAACAATACCCTCCTCTAACGCTGACCTCACTGCACATACCGCATCGTCAACCCTATCATACAACTCCTTCTGCTCAAGGTCAGTATTACCGCCAACAAAGATAACACCAATGCCACCCGTCAAAGATGCTATGCGTTCTAACAAAAAATCTTTATCGTTCTTTCTCTTAGCAGCGGCATGAGCCTCCCATAATTGGTTTACCCTTTCCTTAATTTTTTCTTCATCTACCCTCAAGTTGGACTTGAGGATGATGGTCTTATCTTTTGATACTATTATTTTAGCCGCATGACCTAAGTCGGTGTATTCAACGTGTGACAAATCGTCACCGGTTCTCTCGCTAAAGTAAGTAGCTCCAACTGAAACCGCAAGGTCCTGCATCAGCTCGTGCTGCTTGTAACCAAAATTTGGTGGCGGTATCGCACATATCTTAAGGTTCCCCTTCATCACATTCGCTGCCAATGTATTCACCACGTTATTATGGCAAGGAGCCACAATAAGAAGTTTCTTGCCCTCCTGAATAATTGGC